GTTTCCTGTGTATAACCTGTTGAGGACTTTACCCACCCCCTGGGTATTTCGTGTGTGAGCATGAGCTAACTATTCCAGTGGTGACGAGGATCGGATGGCATGCCGTCAGTATCGCAGCCGCGCTGGTGTGTGCCCATGTCGGTTGCGGTCTTGTCACGGTGGCAGTCGTCGCACAGGCCTTGGCGGTTGTCCTCGGCCTCCTGCCCGCCCTTGTACAGGGGGGTGATGTGGTCCACCTGGGTGGCTGCACGCACAACGGGGGGTGTGCGTTGCTGGCACGTCACGCACAGGGGGTGCAGGCGGAGGTGGCGGGAGCGGATGCGCTGGAGGGCGCGGCCCCGGATGCGGTCAACCATGGGCGGCCCTGTGCGTACGTGCGTGGGCTGGGCTGCTGGGCTGTGCGCTGGCATCACCTGCCCACAGGCCCATGAGGACCGCGGCAGCGGTGAGTGCAGCGGCGGCCAGGGCGCGCCTCATGCGAGGCTACCCAGCCAGCAGGCGACGGCGGCCAGCCATGCGATGCAGGTGGCCAGGGCGGGGAGGAGGGAGAGGGTCACAGCGAGATGTCCACAGTGAACTGGTTGAGGGTGCCGCCAAGGCTCGTCCCCGCCCACTCGACCGCTCCATCGATCAGGGTGCGACCGTCCACGGGGGTCCAGTCGGCGCGGACCTGCACCACCTGGTCAGTCTGGACCAGCAGCAGGAATGGCAGCAGGAATGGCAGCCTCTGCCCAGCGATCTGTTGCAGGGCCTCGCCGAGCGAGGCGGCAACTTCCTGCATGCGTGCGTTCACGACCTTGGATGTGGCGAATTGGCTGGTCATCGCGGGATGTCCGGGTTGTAGTGGGCGGGGATGTCGGCGCGGCCAGCGTCCAAGCGCTTGAGCAGCGTATCGAGCGGTCCGCCAGCAGGCTGCGCGCCGTTGCTGACGAACTGCACCACCGCGTCAGTCTCGACAAACAGCATGAACGGATGTCGCTCGCCGGTGATCTCGTAGATCGCGTCCTCCAGCGATCCTGCGATGTCCTGCAGGCGCAGGCTCAGGCGGGTCGTTGCGGTTGGGGTGCTGCTCATAGCTTGCTCCAGCGGTTGATGAGCCATGGCAGCGCACAAAAGAAGACCAAGCCTGCAATCACCAGCACGACATCCGGCCAGCCGAGCGACGCCTCACAGCCGTTCACGCCACGCTCCGGCGCAGCAGGGAGGCGCCGATCTCGCGCCGAGCCTCGAAGGCGGCGGTGCGGGCGGCCTTGTGGTGGCCGGCGGTGCGCAGGCGGCGGACGACCAGGGCGGCGTGGCGGACCAGGGTGTGAGCTGACATGTCGTTCTCCTGTGGGTGGGGGTGATGACAGGACATGTGCATTGAGCATGCCACGCTGTTGCAAGCGCATCCATGCCGCTGGTCCGACTGGATGCGTCGGTTTTGGCAGGGGCAGGTGACAAGGTGCGTCATTGGGTGCCGCCTTTGGTCGCATCGGGCCGGTTCACGAGATGGTCCGGACTGCAAAGGGGGTGCGCTGGTACACCGGCACATCGTGCGCCGCCTCCCACGCCTCGACCTGGGTATGGCCGATGCCGCAGAGGAAGACATCGGGCCGGTGGCACAGCCAGAGCTGGCCGCCCGGGGCCAGGTCGCTCCCAGGGCGCAGCGGACGCATGCGGGGCTTGAGGCGCGCAGTGTCGGCGCGCGGCTTGATCGGGTAATCCATGGGTCACATCTCCTTGTCGTTCGCCGCGGCCAGCTTGGCCGCCTTCTTCGCTGCCCTGGCGGCGCGCATGCGTTCGGTGTTCGCCTGCTTCACCTCCGGGCCGCCGCGCGACCGGTAGGCCTGCTGGCGGACCGCGGCGGCTGATTTCTCCACGGCCTTGGCCTGGGCGACCCGGGCCGACCGCTTTGCTGCTGGGGCCGGTGGCGCCGCAGGTGCTGGGGCCGGCGCGGCCACGGCCAGCAGCCCGGCCACCTCGCCATCGGTCTTGCACTGCCCCACCGCGTGCAGCCCCCGACAGGTCGGGCACCGCTTCATCACCGTCGCCATGTATCACCCCGTTGTGCGTTTACTTCGGCCGGAGCATAACGCACAAAGTCACCCGATCGGGTCGGCGCGGCAAGACGCGGGCCAGCTTCACGGGTGACGGTCCGCGTCACGCCGCGCGCCGCGTTTGGTCGTCCGGCTGGGCTCACCTGCCGCGTTTCGTCGCCCTGGGCGTGACTTTGGCCGCGTTTGGCACCTTTCGGCCATGGCACGCATCTCGCAATCGTTGATGGCATGCAGTCGGCGATGGGCGGACTGCGAAACCAGACGGAGAGCAACATGACCACAGACCAAAAGATTGCAGCCCTGCGGCCTGGCCAGTCAGTGCGCCTGACCGGTGACTCGCGTCGGCATGTGGTCGCCGAGCGCAGCGGCAACGGCAAGACGGTGCGCTTCGTGCGCATCGACGGCCGCACGAGCACGGTGTTCCGCACCGTCGCGTTTTGACCCGCTCCGGCACGACACCAAGGAGATTGAGCATGGACACCAGCAACACGCCCCTGAATGGCCTTGGCAAGCCGGTGATCGGCTGGGCGGCCCGCCAGCGCCTGCAGGCTGCGTGGGATGCGATGGTGGCCGACTCCACCAAGGCCACCAGGGCCGCGTATTCGGTGGCCAGCCTGGACTACCACCACGCGTGCGCTATCGAGCGAGCCACCGCGCAGCCAGTTGCCACGCCGCGCCTCGATGGCGCGAACGGCTACCGCTGACACCAGCGGCCAGCCCGGCGGCTGGCCAGTGCTGTCACACACCGAGCCGGGGCGGATTCCCCGGCGCTTTTGGAGCGCAGTCCATGAACGAAGAGGAACGGCGGCCCATGCTGCCGCGCATCCGCCGCGGGTGGGATGCGCGGCAGGGATGCTGGGTCTGGGAATGCAACGATCTGCCGCGTGGCGCATGGGGACTCGGCGTGAGCCAGCAGGCCCGCTACGACTGGCGGCAGGCGCAGATCTGGTGTGCGCAGGCGAATGCGGCTGAAAGGAGCCAATCATGAAGACATTGAACGCGTGCCCGGCGCTGGCCCAGCGCCACCGTGCTGCGGTGGCGGATGCAGAGCGTGCCGCGGCGAGCGCGCTTGCCTTTGCCAAGCTGGGGCGCCTGCGAGGCGCAGACCCGGCCCAGCCGATGCCTGCGGGACGCCTGGAGTTCTGGCCGGCCACGCAGGTGTGGGGCTGCCGGATCATGCTGGTTCGGGACGCCGGGACGCAGACGCTCAGCGAGGCCGACGTGCGGCAGGTGTGGCCTGTGCTGCCAGGGGACGATCATGGGGTTTAAGGAGCAGCACGCGAGCCAGACGGAGCGGCTGGCCCTGGCCCTGGTGGCCCGCGGCTGGGTGCGCGTGGACAGCCAGTCAGAGCGGCCCTGCTACCGCGGTCTGATCGGTGGCGCGATGGTGGCTTGGGTGTGGACAGACAGAGCTGGTGGCGCGCGGTACGCCTACGGCGATGTGCCGCGCGTTACCAAGTCCATCCCCGTGCCGGCGCACAGCCTTGCGCTGCTGCTGGCCGGTAAGCCCAGCAAGTTTTTCGGCCCGATCGCATGACCCCGCCAACCACCGCCGAACTGGCCCTCCGGCACCGCCAGATCGGCGCGCACGTGCTGGCCGTGATCCGGCTGAGCATCGAGGCCCGCATGCACGACCTGGCCGGCCACCCCGTTGCGGCCCGTGATGCATCGCTGGATGCGGCGGCCAACTGCCGGTGCATCTGGATGCTGGCCGGTCTGACAGGTTCGGTCGGCCGCTGACCAATACCGTCGCACGGGGTGACGCGCTTGGTCGCACACCACGTGCTGTAGAGCACGAATCAGCTTGTTTTCGGGGTGGCACAGCCCATGCACTTGTACCTGCGTCACCAACCAAACCGGAGAGCACCATGACCACCACCAGAGACCACGGCACCATCAACCTGGCAGACGGCACCTGCGTAGTCCTGGCTCAGGAGCCTTGCATCCATACCAACAACGTCGGCGATGCCGTATGGATCGCCTCCGGGTACCTCAGCACCGAGACGCCCGCCGAAGAGACGGGCCCCACCGTCATGGTGACGTGGGCTAGCCTGGGTGCTACCGAGTCCGAGGACGATGCCAACTGGGATGCTCCGGTGTCCGTGCAGCACTACTCCCGCGGCGAACTGGCCACGGCCTGACCAAACGCGGAGGCGGCAGGCCACCCAAGGCGACCGCCGCTCCACCAGCATCAACCGGAGACCGAATATGGAACACCCGCCGAAGACCGACGTCCTGCAGCGCTACGGCGCCGACCTGAGCGACTGGGCCTACTCACAAGCCACGGTGCGCCGGATGCTGGACGAAGCCCACGCCCACTACGAGGCGCAAGTCCGTCCGCTGGGCGGGCTGGCCAAGCCCGATGCCGCCGCCGCCCAGGTGTTGGGTGACACCCGCATCGACGCCATGGCCTCGGCCGGCAAGGTCGCTCTGCTGTGCGCAGAACTGGTCAAGGCGCACGCCCGCGCCGATTCGCTTGTGGAGGCGATGAAGAACGCGGCGCGCACGCTGGAGGGTGCCCACCTGGGTGATGGGCAGGAAGTCGCCGACGTCGTGGCCAAGGGGCTGCGCCGGGCTGCAGAGTGACCCATGGCCCGCAAGAAGCTCACACCGAAGCAGCGCCGGCGCGCAAGGGTCAGGCAGCGGGCCCGCGGTCTTTGCAGCTACTGCGGGGTGCCGCTACCTCTGAAGGATGGCACTTTAGATCACTGGGTGCCGCGCGTTGCCGGTGGCACGCGCAGGTACAGCAACACCCTTTGGTGTTGCAAGCCCTGCAACCAGAACAAGGGGTATGCCCACCCTCTTTTCATCGCTCTACTCGCGAAGGAGATTTCGCCATGAAGTGACCTGAGCGGCCCGGGCAATGCCGCAGCCCAGTATTTCAACGTAGAGGCTTCGCCCCGACCCCGGGGCGCTTTTTGAGGATCCCGCCATGAACGCCTATCTCGCCTGCGCCACCATCGGCCATTCGCCGGTGCACGCCATCATCGCCCTGGAGTCGCTGGCCGCCCTGGCCGCGCTCATCTTCGTCTTCTGGGCCTACGCCCGCCACCAAGCCGCCGCGCACGACCGCACCAAGCGCCCAATGGCGCACCGCACGCTGCAGGTCGGCCTGGGCGCCTGGCTGGCCGTGTCAGCGGCGATCCCGGTGGCCGTGAACGCTCTCAGCGGCACCGGCTGGCCCACCACGGCCGTGTGCGCCCCGGCGCCAATTCTGCAGTGCATCGGGTGGATCTCGGCATTCTTGGTCGGCATCGGCTGGCTGATCAGCCGTGACGTGTCCGCCCACCTGCACGAGCGCCGCGCGGCCGGTCAGCCGGCATTCATCCACGCAACTCCGGTGGCGCGCCCCACAACCAGCGTTCCGCTGGCTCACGAGTGCCAGCCAGCCCCGTACGCCATGCGTGAACTGCTCCAGTTCGAGAACTCCAAGGAGGCCCAGCAAGCAGCGCTGATGTGGGCCCGCCACGGCAACCTGCATTGGTCCGCAAACCAAAAGTGACCAGGCCATGACCACCACGATCGAACTCGTCGATGAACTGGTCAAGCTGGCGGTCACGCACGCCAGGCTTCCAGCAGGGAGCGCGGCCGCACATGAGGCCAACAAGGTTGTGGACGAGGCGCGCCACCGCGTTGTGTGCAGCTTGGCCACCGGCGCCGTCGACACCATGACCCTCAGCAGGCTCCGCACCAGGCTGCACGAGGCCATCGCGGCCCTGGACGGCCTGAGTCCACCAGCCTGATTGCAGCGGCCTGGGTCCGCCCAGGCCAGTGCGATCGCACTCGGCGCCAGCACACGGCCGGCGCCGCCACTCTCCCGGAGACCACTCGAATGAGCACCACGACCATCCAGACCGTCGCGACCACCGAACTCGACCCGCGCGACGTGGCCACCATCCATGCAGCCCTGCTGGCGTACCAGTTCCACCGCGCCACGCCGGGCAGCCTGCCCGAGGAGGTCGCCGACGCGGCCACGGCCGATGGCGAGCACGAACCCCTGAACCACCTGGAAACGAACGAGCTGATCGACCTGATCCAGGCGGGCGACCTGATCAAGATCCACACGCAGGGCCACGACTGGGAAGAGACCAGCACCGACATCGGCCTGGCGCTGGACGGCCACGAGGCGGCCCGCAGGGATCAGGTGGGCGCCATCATCGGCATCCTCGGCACCGCCGAACACCACGGCGCCGGCACGCTGCCCTGCTGATGAAGTAGCCCCCGGTCCAGTGATGGCGCCGGGGGCAAACGGGTTGGGCTCGCTCTCTCGATCCACCCGAGGAGACGTGATGGCCCCGACTAGGCCAGCACGGGCGAAGGATAGGCGAGAGTGGGGGAGGTGAACAGGCCGGCCATCCGGCTGGAGCAACCCGCCCGGGAGGTGAACCCCGGGCGGTTGGCCTGTTGCTGCGTCAGCGGGTGCGGGACGTCAACCCTTCGCCTGCCCACCTGGCAGGCTTCCCGGCGCGTATCTGGGTTTGCCGCGCTGTCGCGTGGCGCGCATTTTGATGTAAGTGCGCGCTACTTGCAACAGAATTCTTGCGGCTTCGGCTTGCCGTCGCCCTGGGTGAGGATCCCGCGGGGCGCCGCTGGCCTGGCCGGCGGTGGACGCGCTGGCGCATCGCCGCCGGCCTTGTGCGTCTTGTCGATCTCCCGCTGCAGCACCTCCATGCGCCGGGTGATCCTCTGGAACATCGGGTGATCGCTCATGGCAACTCCTTCGTCCGTTCAGCCTTCAGGGTACACCTCGGGCCGCGGGGCGGACATCCACCGGTCCAGTTGCGCGTCACGCAGCAGCCGGTGGGCGTGCTCAATCTCCGCCAGGAACTCCTGCACGTGCTCCGGGTCTACCTGCACCAGCGCACCGGCTGCCAGTTTGGAAAGCAGCGCAAAGGTCAGCTCGTAGCATTGGTGCTGGGGGCTCGCTGGCGCTGGGATCGGTTCGGTTTCGGTCATGGCTTCTGAGTTGCCAGTTCCGTGCCATGGGGTTTAAGCCGTGGCACGGGCCTTGAACTGACGAAACGCGGCAGGTTCGCTGGCAAAGTTTGTCACTCGCCGACGCGATCCGTCGCACGCAGGGCGCGCATCAGCAGGCGCATCTCTGTGGCCGCATCCACGGGCCAGCCGGCCAGCCAGTCATCCCGCTCCGGCGGCGCCAGGGTCAGCAGGTGCCGGGCCAGCGTCTCCAGGCGCCATTCCTCGCTGGCGCTGTCCACATGGCGGCCGTCGTGCAGCGTCACCAGGCCGTACTGACGCCCCGCGATGTTGATTTTCTCGGGCGCCGGTGTAGGCCCTGGGGCGCCAGTTTGCGATTTTGCGCAAGTTGGCAAGTTCGTGGCTTGCGGCTCTGGCTGCTGCTCCTGCACCACCTGCAGTTCCTCGGCCGGCCTGCTGACCTGCGCCGGCGCTGCAGGTGCTGGCGCTGCTTTCGCCCGGGGCGCGCGGGCCCGGCGTGCGGGTGGCGGCGCAGGGGCTGGTGCTGGTGGAGCGCCAAACAGGTCGCTCATGCCGCTTGCCGCTGTTCCACGTCGCTGTAGTTCGCCGCCACCAGCGCGCGCGCCAGCGGCGGGCACACGGAATTTCCAACCAGCCGCACCTGGTCGCGCTTCGTGAGCTTCACCCACCGGCCGGCCTCGTCCAGGCCGCGGTCGATGATGTAGCTCTCCGCGAAGCCCTGGGCCCTGAACAACTCGCGTGGAGCCAACATGCGCAGCCCAATGTCCGCCAGCATGTAGCGCTGGCCGCGCACCGTCACCAGCGCGAAGCGGTCGCGCGTCGGCACCGTGTGCATGGGCTCGCGCAGGTCCGGGTCCTGGTCAGTCCCGTAGTACGCCTGCAGGAACGCCATCACCGCCCCGTGGTGCTCGCCGCCGGCGCTGATGGTGTCCAGCGGGGCATCCGCCGGCCGGCTGGTGCTGGTGCCGCGCAGCTTGACCAGCGTGCCGGCCACCAGGCCGTTGTGGTCCAGGGCCGTGACGGTCGGTAGCGGCTCGCTCACTGCGGCCGCGGTATGGCCATGCGCCGGGTCGCCGCCGTAGAACTTCGTGAGGAAGGCCGACACCAGCGCGAACTCGCCGCCCTTGGAGTTCGCCGTGATGGTGGGCAGCGGCGCGCGCACGTCGTGGTGCCGCCCAACCCGGTTGTCCCCGCCCTGGTGGGTGATGGGGATGATGAAGGGCTTGGCCTCGCCCAGCACGTACCGATGCACACCGTGCGCGATCCGTCGCAGCGTGGCCTCGGCCAGCGGGCGACGCACACCCAGCACCTTGGCCTCCTCGGCCGTCAGGAAGATGCTGGGGCAGGGGATGGTCCAGTCGATGCAGTCGGCAGCCGTGCGGTACGGCTGCAGGCCTGGCCCGTGGGTGGGCTGCGGCCAGACGATCGGGCCGGCGCTGCGCAGCTTGGCCACCAGGAACAGGCGCCGGCGGATGGTGGGGACACCGTAGTCGCACGCACGCAGTTCCCGGTGCTCCACCTGGTAGCCCAGGACTTCGAGCTGGCGGACGAAGCGCTGGAACGTCTTGCCCTTGCGGTCTGGGCACGGCCTGCCGGCCACCACGGGCCCCCAGTTCCTGAACTCCGGGATGTTCTCCAGGTGAATCACGTCAGGCCGGCAGTGCGTGGCCCAGCGCACGACCACCCACGCCAAGCTCCGCACACGGTCGCTCACCGGCGCCGCGCCCTTGGCTGGGCTGAAGTGCCTGCAGTCCGGGCTGGCCCACAGCAGACCCACGAGCCGGCCGCCGGTGGCCACTCTCGGGTCCACGTCCCAGACGTTGCTGCGCAGGTGGAGCGTTTGCGGATGGTTTGCCCGGTGCAGCGCCAGCGCGCTGGCGTCGTGGTTGATGGCGATGTCCACCGGCCGGCCGATCGCCTGCTCAATGCCGGTGCTGGCCCCGCCGCCGCCGGCGAACAGATCGACCACCAGCTTGGTGGCCAGCGCGAGAGTGAACTGGGGGGTCAGCATGCAGTGCCTTTGGTCATGGAAGAACGGCCACCACCCGCCAGACGATATCGCCCATGGGGATCCTGTCGCCTACCTTCACGGTGTAGGGCGTGGCCCGGTCGCTCTGGATCGTCCAGACCGCCAGGCGCCAGCGGCCGCGGCCCACGGGGCGTAGGTGAAGGGTCAACCCATCTCCTCCCGCATGCCGTAGTAGGCCAGCAGCATGGCCTCGGCCAGGCCGTCGTCCTTCACCCGGGCGAAGGCGTGGGCCATCGCAGGGAACATGCGCGCCGCGGTGGCCCGGCTGGCGTTCTTGTCCGCGCCGATCAGCCCGAACTGCTTCTTCCACTTCGCTGGCCAGACCCAAAGAACATGCGCCGGCATGATGTCGGTCACGGCCTCGACGATGCCGCGGCTGCGCATCAGGCTGCCCTGGCTGTGCATCGTGTTGCCGTGCCCACCACGATCACCCGGGCGAGGCCTGATGTCTTCGATGGTCACGAAGCACGGCTCGCCGGCCGGCACCCAGCCGCGCAGGATGGACAGCAGCTCGCGGCCATGCAGGCGCCGCCCGGCCGCGGAGTCGGTGGTGGGCAGCGCCGTCACCGCCATGTCGCGGGTCACGCCGTCGATCATTGCTGCCGCGCCTGACAGCCCCAGGTCGATTCCGATAAAACGCATCAAAGATCCTTCTTCACGATGGTCTTGCTGCGCGGCGTGGGCACGTCTTTCGTCCAGTTCGCCCAGCGCACGTTCTCGCCCACGAACATCACGGAGATGCGGCCCAGCTCGCCGTCCCGGTGTTTGGCGACAGACAACTCGCCGAAGTACTTCCACTCGTCCGCCAGGTCCGGGTGGTTCTTGTACTCGCGGTGGCCGAACACCACGATGTCGCTGTCGTCTTCCACGCTCGACGTGTCGCGGATATCGGCCAACTGCGGCATCGAGTCGGGCCGCCCATCGGTCGCCCGGTTGATCTGCACCAGCAGGTACACCACGCAGTGAAGCTCCTTCGCCAGCGCCTTGAGGCCAGATGTCACCTCGGCCAGTTGGTAGGTCCTCAGCATCTTCGGGTCACTGCCGCGCGTCAGCGCCAGGTGATCGACCACCAGCACCCGCAGCCGGCCGCCCAGCTTGCGCCGCAGCGCGCGGGCCTTGCCGCGGATCTGGTTGATCGTCAGGCCGCTTTGGTCGTTGATGTGGATTGGCAGCGCCTGGATGTGCTCCGTCGCGTCGCTGATCTTTCCCCAGTCGATGTCGTTCAGTCGCTCGGGGCGCTTGAGCTTGGTCAGGTGGACATAGGACATCATGGACACCATGCGCATGTTCACCTGCTGCTTCGGCATCTCCATCGAGAACATGCCGCAGGGCTCGCCCTTCCCAGCAGCCGTGGCCAGTATCGTCAGGCCCAGCGCCGTCTTTCCCATGCCGCTGCGCATGCCGATGGTCACCACCTCGCCAGGCCGCGGGCCGCCGTTGAGCTTTTCATCCAGATCGTCAAGGCCAGTGGGGATTACGTCCGGCGCCTTGGTTCCCATCGAGAACTCGCTCAGCTCGTCGGCGAAGCGGATTGCCAGGCCGCCTATACCGTCCCAGTCATCGTTCGCCTTGGAGCCGGATTCAGCAACCTGGATCACCAGGCTCTGCGCCGCGTCGAGCACCTCGGCAGCGCTCTTCCCCTGCGGGTTGAATGCGTTGGTCGCGATCTCGTCGCTGGCCGCGATCAGCTTGCGCAGGATCGCCCGCTCGCGCACGATCTCGCTGTAGCGGCGGATGTTGGCGGCGCTGGGCACGCTCTGCGCCAGGTCGTTCAGGTAGACCAGGCCGCCGACTTCCTGGGCCTTCCCGGCCCGCTCCAGCACCTCGTGCACCGTGACCACATCCGCCGGCTTGCTGGCCGCGATCAGGCCGCAGATCGCCTCGTAGATCAGCTTGTGCTCGTACCGGTAGAAGTCGCTTGCGGACAGGAGATCACCGGCGCGATCCCACGCGCTGTTGTCCAGCAGCAGCGCGCCCAGCACCGACTGCTCCGCTTCAGAGCTATGGGGCGGCACACGCAGACGCGACACATCGTCACGCGGGTCCGCTGCGGGGGCGCCAGACAAAGCGATGCTCTTTCGGATCCTTCGCCCTTCAGTCATCACCGGCCACCCCCGGCCCGTTGAGCCTTGATGACCACGTTCGATTCGGCAATGACCTTCTCCCAGACCTTCTGCCCGCGGATGAGGTAATCGAGGTCGGCCTTCCATTTTGCGTGTTCGACACCTCGGTTCTCACGCCCCATCATCCAGCCGATCAGGTTGACCCGGCCGAAGAACTCGCCCAGCCATTCCATGGCCTCTGCGGCTGTCGTGGCGCGCCGCGTCCCGTCGCGCTTCTCGCTCGTGAGGATCCAGCCCCACATCTCTCGCATGTGCTCCTGCCGCTCCTCCCACAGCGGGCCGTCGAAGGACTGGATGCCCGCCAGCTCCGGCAGCTTCTCTTCGTACAGCTCCGCGATGGCTTGGCACGGGCACGGGATGTCGGTCGCCGGCTTCGGCTTGGCGTTGGGCTTCGCCTTGCGCTGCTTCTTTCCCACCAGCTCCACGGCATTGACCTTCACCGCGGCCGGGTCCAGCACCTCAGCCTCCGCAAGGAACTTCTCCAGCCCTGGGCACCGCGCGTCGAACGACCGCAACTGGCCCTTGATGTCCACGATGAGCCGCAGCATCGTCAGGCGCTGGCCGGGCCAGGTGCGGTGGGCGCCGGATCGCCAGGCTCAGGCAGCGGCTGCGGGCACCCGCGGTGCGCCCGCTCCAGGCAGCACGACGTGACGGTGCCAGTGTTCCGGCTCCCGCCACCTCCACAGGCTCCGCGGTGCTGGTAGTTCCCCGGCGACCAGCACCAGCGGGCCGGGCATTGCGCGTCGAGCGCGTCGTGGCCTTTGACTTTCATTGTGAAACCTCATCTTCCAGGTCGAACAGAGACGGCATCGACACCTGCTGTTCGGCGCTCTTGAGGTAGTGCACCTGGTCAAGGAAGTAATCTGCGTTCAGTTCCGACCCGCCGCCTGTGCGACCCTTTAGGATGGCCCGATACGGCACGGTGCCCAGCCCGGAGAACGGGTCATAGACGCGTTCGCCCTTGTTGCTGTAGCGCTCGATCAGCCGATCGACGATGTCGAACTGCAGCGGGCAGACGTGCTTCTCCACGGCCCGGCGCGACTGGTCGCTGTTGAGCGTGATCATGCGCACCACGTCGTGCCAGACCTCGCTATGGTGGCTGCCGGGCGCCAGACTCATGAAGGTCGATGGCAGCGCGCCACGCGCCAGCAGTTCATCGCCGATCTTGACGTGGTGCTCGAAGTCGTAGATCCGCCGCAAGCTGTCGTCGGTGAAGAACTTCGCCAGCTTCGCCGGGCCCATCAGTGCCATCTCTTCGGCGGACAGGAACCTGTTGCCGTTCGACCGCCACAGCGCGTGCGCATCCACCTGCCAGCGCGCGAGGCTGTAGTCCCCCTTGGACTTCACCACTGGCACATCGGCGTAGCCGCGCGACAGGTCGGTCTGAGGCTTGCGAACGATGACGATGTACTCCGAGCAGCCGACACCCTTGGTCGTGCCGTCTTTGCACATCTCCGTGTAGCCCAGCCGGTAGGTATGGTTGTTCTCCCGCACGACGTCTGTCACGACCGTCACGAGGCCGAGCTTCGGCAACCCATGCTTGCGGAAGTGCATCGACGTCTCTTCCAGGAAGTAGTCCTCCGTAGGGAACCCAAGGCCCGTGACATTGCCAAAGCGGATGCGGTTCTTGACATGGATGCACGCCAGGCGCCCCGGCTTCAGGATCCTGAACAGCTCCGGCGTGAGGAATTCCATCTGGGCCCAGAAGTGCTCGTTGTCGTCCGTGTGGCCGAAGTCGTTGTATGAGGGAGAGTATTCGTAGTGGTTCGCGAACGGGATCGACGTCACTATCAGGTCCACCGAGTTGTCGGGCTGCAGCTTCGCCTCTTCCACGCAGTCGTTGTTCGCCACGCAGTAAAGGTCGCTCTTGACCTCGATGCGCCTCACGCCAATGGAGCGCGCCAGTGTCTCTTGCATGGCCAGTTCGTTCAGGCCGTACTTGCGGATGATGTCGGTCATGGTGGTTTGCATTTCGTCGTGCTTGGCCCACTTCGTCAGCAGGCTGCGCAGCACCTCGCGCTCCGACTCGGTGTGGACGATGTCGATGCGCACTGGCCGGCTCTGGCCGAAGCGGTGCACGCGGTGGATGGACTGGATGAAGTCGTTGAACTTGAATCCGACACCTGCGAAGATCTCTCGGTGGCAGTACCGCTGCAGGTTGCAGCCGCTGCCGGCAATCACCGGCTTGGTCGAGAGGATCCGGTGCTGGCCATCTCCGAAGCCGACGATGCGCGCTTCGCGCTCATCCAGATCCTGCGAGCCCCACACGCTCACAGCCTCCGGGAGCACGGCTTGGATGGCGTGGCGCTCGTCTTCCAGGTCGTGCCACACGATGAAGTTATCGTCAGGATCCGCCGCGACGATCTCAGCCACCTTGGCAATGCGCGCCGGCATGCTGTCGCGCTTCTCCGTGGCCGCCGCGCTCAGGCCAATCGCTGGATCCGTGAACATGAGCGCCTGCCCGTCCTTCTCGTGGCCAGCCCTGGTGTAGTCGCTCGGCACCTCGTGATACCGCACGTCAAGCGCCGGCAGTACATAGCCTTCGTCGCTGTGCCCTAGGTCGCTCGGCCGCTGGATGAAGACTGCCCAGCTCGCGACCCACAACCAGAACTCTTGTTCCTTGTGCGGGTACAGCGTCAGGTTCCCGGCCTTCTCGCTGTCACGCTGGAAGAACCTCGTCAGCGCCTGTCCGGTGTCCATCACGCCCAGGTAACCGGCATAGTGGATGAGTTCCTTGAACCGGTTCGGGCTGGGCGTGGCCGTGTTCACCAGCTTGAACTCGACGCTCTCGAATGCCGGAAGGAACTCCTGGTAAGTCTTGCTACCGTAGCTGCGCAGCACGCTCGCCTCATCGAGGTTGGTCGCGCGGAACAGGCGCGGCGTGATCTTGCCCTCGCGCACGCTCTCGTAGTTCGTGAGGTAGATCGTGCGCTCATCGCCGATCTCGCTGTCCGTGCGAATGAAGCGCAGGTCCAGCGCGAACTCGCCCTGGAAGTGCTCGACCGCCTGAAGGATGAACTCCTGCCGCACGCCGAGCGGGCACACGTTGAGGCGCAGGCCTGGCCGGTAGATGCCCATCAGGCGGAACCACTCCAGCGCCGTCACCGTCTTGTGCAGGCCGAAGCTCGCAAAGACGGCGCGGCTGCCACCCTTCGCCGCCCAGCGGACGATGTCCTTCGTGTGCGGCTTGAGCTTCGGATTCAGTTCCTCGGCAGCAACCTCGAATCCCTTGAAGCTGGCCAGCTTGATCTTCTGGCGCAGGAACGTGGTGTAGTCGGTCATCGGCTTCAGTGGCTGCTGTCTGAGTGGTACCCGGCGTGCCCGCACGCATCGCAATGCCCGTCCCCGCCGAACCAATAAACGACTCCCCATTCGTCGTGGCCGTGGCCGCCGTCAGTGATGATCACGCGGAATGTCTGCTGCCCGCAGGCCGGGCACTTGGCCACAACGTCAGGGCGTTGCACCTTTGGGTCGATCGATGTCAGGTCTTGCGGCATGGCTGGGTGCTGGGTCAGATTGAACGGGTGTGCGCCATCTCGGCGCCTTCGAGCGGGAAGCCGTTGTGCTCCACGCCGTCAAGCAGGCGGCCGGCGGCCTTCTTGCCGACCTTCCAGACGTGCTGGTCTGGCCCGGCACTGCCGTGGCGAATGATCTGCAGCGGCAGCAGCTGGCGGCCTAAGTCACCACGCTCAAGGACCATCTCGGCAGTGACTGGCTTCCACTCTCCCCACTGCTTGAACAAGAACGGCACGCCGGCCGCCGCGCATTGGTCGCGCAGCGAGCGGGGCCAGTCTGGATGCATCGGCCGCGCGCCTGGTCCGCTCTCGCCGCCGCAGATCACCCAGTCGATGCGCGGCACGCTGTACTGACCCTGCTTTGTAGAGCGCTTACCATCCAGTGGATAGTCGGCGTAGGTCCAGTGATCCAGGTGGCCACGGCCTTCCCCGCGCTCTACCCAGTCGCCAAGCTCCGTGCGCGCCAGGTACCCGTGCTTCTCGGTCCCGCCCTTGCCAAGCGTGATGGGTCCCAGCATCGGCTCAATGCTCAGGAAGCGCACGGTGGCCTGCGTGTCTTGCAGTTTTGGCACGTCGCGCTCGGCCTCCTGCTGGTTGACCACGGTGGCGCCGAGCCAGACGTTCGGAGGCAATCCGCACTTCTGCATGCCGGGCGCCTCGATCATCTTCGCGACGTTGCCGATTCGCTTCGTGAGGAGCATCCAGTCCAGGCTCGGTGTCGCGGCGATGAGCGCGAACAACTCGGCGCGCCAAGCCGGTGGCACTTCGTTGTCGAACACGTCGGCCAGTGAGGCGCAGAACACGCGCTGCCGGCGGCCATGCTCGGCCTGGAACGCCGAAGCGTTGCGCTCCCACTTCATCGGCTGGGCCCACGTGCTGGCGCTGGTGCGCTTGCGGTCCTCGCCTGAACCCCACTTGACGCCCATCGACCGGCTGGGCGTGCTCACTGCGGCATAGCAGTTATCGCATCCTGGGCCGACTCGGGTGCATCCCATCCACGGGTTGAACGTCGAGTCCGCCCATTCGATCTTCGTTTTCTCGCTCATTCAAAACCTGCTTTCGACTTAAAAGGTTTCTCTCTCTGCACTCTCTCTACCAAAACCGTGGCGTCCTTTACTCTTCACCCTTCGAAGTTCTTGGGGAGGTTCAGGTACTCAGTGAGGCCGAAGCGCTTCGCGAAGACCCCCCTACCCCCACAGCGTGAGAGAAGAAAGGCTCCCGAGAAGGCGACCCGTGACCTGGCGTTGCAGCCAACCGGTTGCCCGGCCTCCCACCTGGCTCACGGGTAAGACCCGCCAGGGCCGCGCATGGGTTGCATGGAACGCTTGAGCGTGCGGCGTGCCGGCCGGAACCACTGCCCGACCGGAGGCCCAGAAACGCAGAAGCCCTGGTTGGGTGATGCGTTCCAAGGTGCGGCAACACCGGTCCGGGTCCACCCGGGGAACACACCACCCAATCAGGGCTCGATGCGTCACCACTGTTGCCGCAATGGTGGGCGGATTCTGCGCGAAGTTGCAGCCCGCCGCAAGCCCCAGAATTGCGGCGCCCATCACCGGCCCGCCAGGCTGAACACGCTGGATCCCTGCACCGAGTCCGCCCAGCACTTCCCCGTGCGGATCTTCCCGACCATGGCCTCGCTCACGCCGGTCTGGCGGGCGATCTCGGCATCGGTTCCGCCCAGCACGCCCAGGCGCTTCACCTCCTGCACCTGCTCGGGGGTGTGGACGTTGCCGGCCCGGCCTCGGCGCGCGCGGGTGAGGGCCGCCTTGGTGGCTGGCGAGTGGCCGGTCAGTCCTTCCCGCTTGCGCTGGCGCATTGGCGATCCCGGCGGGCCGGCCTCAAGGCAAGCCAGGCACCTGTTCTGGCAGCACGTCCGGTAGACCACCTGGCCGGGCTTCAGCGGGCCGTTCCGGTGCTCCCACACCATCCGGCGCACGGGCAGCGGGCCGCTGCGACCGCTGGCCAGGATGCCGCTCACGAGAGGGTTAGCCCGGTTGTTCCCGGTCCCCATGCGGCCCTGCCACAGCAGGCAGTCGCCCTCCTCAATGCATTGCGCCAGGACCCAGGCCGCGTCGCGGGTGCGTACGTCGGCCATCATGTCGAGGCCCCGCGCCGGGAGAACGCGCTGCGCTGTTCCAGCCGCAGCCTGGCTGACGGCTTCTGTGGGCTTCCGGGCAGGAAGTGGCGGGCGTGCTCCAGGGTCATGTCCATCACCGTGGCGACGCGCTCCAGCGAGTAGCCGACCGCCAGCCACAGCACCACGAACTCAGCCTCGTCGGGCCAGAGCTTCCGCTCCTCGGCCCGCTTGGCTCCACTGTGGCGGCTCATAGCGTGCCTTTCTCTGGCCGCACCACAAGCACCGAGCCCGTCTTGTCCTGGAGGCGCTTCACCATCGCACGCAGCCTCGCCTCCTCTTTCTTCAGGGCGTGCACGCGGTCATTCACCTCGCCGGCTTGGCGCAGCACCTCGTGGTACCTGCGCCAGGCGCTGTCGATGGTCTGCGCATTCCCGCGCAGGAAGTCGAAGGCATCCAGGACCGCCCCGCACTTCGGATCCGCGCACCGGACCGTGCGGTCGTGACAGTCCAGCACGACGGATGTATGGCTGCAGTACCCCGGGCGCCCCGGCGCGATCTTCATCGGGTTCTCCGGCAGGCCGTCTGCTCCAGGGAACACCGTCACGTTGTCAGTCATTCGGTCCTCGCTGTGTAGCGGATGGTTGGCTCACCGGTGACGCGCATGCGGCATTCCGATCCGTCAGGACTGCGCACCACCACGGTGGTGCCAGACCCGCCGACGATCCAGTAGTCCGCGCTCTCGGCGTCCTCTCGGCGAGCCCAGGTTCGGGCGGCATCCTCAGCGTCGTCGGCCAGGATCTCTCGCCCGTCTTCTGCGGTCGATCCAAGTTCGTGGCACCACACCAGGAACCGCGCGCTCATCGGCCGGCCTTCTTGTCGGCCCGGCGGGAGCGCTTTGCCGCCGCCGCGTCCAGCTTGTCGAACACCTGCGCCAGCACCCGCAGGGTCGGCGCGCTGGGCTGGTACTTCTTGGCACTTCGCCCTGCGTCCGGTTTGGCCGAGGCCACGATGCGGTACAGCGTGCGAGGCGCCAGCCCGTGGCGGTCGGCGAACGCCTGCACGTTGGGTAGCGCAGCCACGCGGGCCCGGATGGATGCAACTTCAATCGGGTATTTGTCCATGCGGCGCATGCTACGTCATTCCTGCCACGTGGCGCAATACATCATAGCGGACGTGCACCAACCATCAACGGGGTTGACACCGCGCCACGTGGCAGGCACAGTCCGGGCTCTCTCGCTGCATTTCGTGCGAGACCAACGAGATTCCAAGGACCGAAGTGTCTGAACACCCGACCAATGCGCCGCAGGGCGCGACAGCACAAGCAACCGGCGCGAAAGCGCGTGAGGCCGTCATAGGCCGGCTAGCCAAGCGCCCGTACCGAGACGGCGACAAGATGCCGGAAGTGCGCTCGCTGGTTCTCGTGTCCGGCGCGCACTGCGACGTAGAGAGCGACCAGCACCGGTCGTTCATGTGGCGGCAGATCATCGGATACAGCGACGACAAGCAGTTCGCCTGCCTGCAGACGCCTGGTTGCTGGCCCACCGTCGAGCGCATGGCCAACTGCTGGTTTGCAGACGACGTGCCGCCTGAGCCCGCGCTATGAGAATCGCCAAGCCATTCGTGCTTACATTCCTCGGCCTGCGCGCCAGCGGGCACTCCATCCTCTCCGCGCTGGCCAAGGCCGTGCGGCACCACATCCACCTCGGAAGACCATGAACGAACCCATCACCCCCCACCTCACGCCCGAACAGATCGAGGCGCTACAACTCGGCTCAGGGAAACACGAGCCGGGCGCGCCTGACCCGTGCCTGCTGGAACTGGAGAGCATGTTTTCCGGCGAGCCTTTCAGCGACTCACCGGCCTGCGTTGACCCGGTGCTGGCCGCCTTCGGGCGCGCGTGGAACGACTTGTTGCCGACCGCTGACCGCCAGGAGTTGAAGGCTCGCTACACCGGCAAGCTGGCCGGCACGAACCGCGGTCCGGCACTGAGCGCCAAGAGATCGTTCATGGCGCTGGATTGGATGTGGCGTGTCCATGCGCCGCTTTGGTTCGCGGAGGTGCCAGAGCTTGCCGAGCACGCGGCTGCGCTGCGTGCGCTGGCCCCGATCACGGCAGAGCTTGGCGAAGCTGATCGCACTGCCGCCATTGCTTTGGTGGGTGAGGCCGCCAGGGCCGCCAGGGCCGCCAGGGACGCCTGGGCCGCCAGGGCCGCCAGGGACGCCAGGGCCGCCAGGGCCGCCAGGGCCGCCAGGGCCGCCAGGGACGCCAGGGACGCCTGGGACGCCAGGGCCGCCAGGGACGCCAGGGACGCCTGGGACGCCTGGGACGCCTGGGACGCCTGGGACGCCACTTCAAACGCTGCCTTGACGGCCGCGTTCGAAGCGGCGAAAGGCTGTTCGACGTACGAAGAAGCGCGGGCGAAGGCTGATGCCGTATTCGAGAAGCACCGCGCCGCGGTGCGCGATCAGCTTCACACCCTGTTCACCGACATGATCAACGCGGAACTGCGCGAGATGGGCGCCGAGGGCGAGGAATGAACACCACCACCGTGCAGGATGCCACCATCGTGTCCGACCCGCTGCAGGAGACCGCGCGCCACGCTGTGGCCATGGCCCCCGGCCAGGTGGTGCACCAGCAGGCCCAGCCGGCCACGGGCGCCAGCATGCTGATGCGCATCATCGAGACTGCGGCCATGCGCCCGGACATGGACCTGGCGCACGTCAACGGGCTGATTGACGTGTTTGAACGCTGGCAGCGCCGAGAGGCCGAGAACGCCTACAACGCGGCCTTCGCAGCCTTCAAGGCCGAGGGCGTGCATGTCATCCGAAACCGGCTGATCAAGGACGGCCCGCTCAAGGGCAAAAAGTACGCCGACTCGTATGCCTGGGTGGACGGTATCTCCGAGGCTATGTCGCGCCACGGGCTGAGCTTCAGTTGGCAGATCCTGGAGGACGCGCGCGACTGGATACGCGTGGAGTGCCGCGTGCGCCACGTGCTGGGCCACAGCGAGGCCGTGCCGTTCGGTGGTCCGCCGGATGAGGGCGGGGCGAAGAACAAGATGCACGCGCGGGCCAGCACGCTTTCCTACCTGGAGCGCTACACGCTCAAGGCGGTGACCGGCCTGGCTGAGGAAGACGATCCGGTGGACGACGATGCGGGTGCTGATCGCATGCGCACGGAAGACCGTAGGCGTGGCCCGCCTGAAGCGCCACCAGAGCCGCCCCCGCCGCCAGCCGCCCCGCCGGAGTACACCGACGAAGAGTTCACCGAGAAGCTGCCGCCCTGGGTGGACCAGTTGACCATCCCGAACGAGAAGAGCGGAAAGTGCGTCGCTCCTGAGCGGCTGATCGCCTTCGTCGAGTCCAAGGGCAAGCGCTTCACGCAGGTCCAAAAGGACAAGCTCACCTCCTACAAGCCGCCGTTCTGACCACCACGAGGATCCATGGAACTCCACAACCTGACCCAGGGCGACGCCGCGTGGCACGCCCACCGCGCCACCCACTTCAACGCGAGTGACGCCCCCACCATGCTGGGCGTCTCGCCGCACAAGACCCGCCTGCAGTTGCTGCACGAGATGCACACTGGCGCGCCGCGCGAGCACAGCGACTACGTGCAGGAACGCATCTTGGACAAAGGCCACGAGTGGGAAGCGCTGGCCCGGCCGCTTGCCGAGGAAATCATCGGCGAAGAGCTGTATCCGGTGGTTGGGACCGAGGGTCGCATGTCGGCTTCGTTCGACGGTCTGACGCTCGCCGGCGACATCGGCTCCGAGCACAAACGCTTGAACCAGGAACTTCGCAACATCATGCAGCCGGGCTGCAAGGGCACGGACCTTCCGATGTACCACCAGGTGCAGATGGAGCAGCAGTGCATGGTCGGGAAGTGCAGCAAGGTGCTCTTCATGGCCAGCGAGTGGACCGAGGACGGCAAGCTGGTGGAGGAGCGCCACTGCTGGTACAAGTCCAACAAGGAACTGGCTGCCAAGATCACGGCCGGCTGGCAGCAGTTCGAGGCCGACCTGGAGGCCTACCAACCCGCGCCGCCGCCCCCGCCCCCGCCGGTGGTGGACGTGATCCAGGCCCTGCCGGCGCTGGTGATCCGCGTCGAAGGAAAGGTCACCTCCACGAACATGGCCGTGTTCAGCGAGGCCGCGGCCCGCTTCATCGCCAAGATCAACACCAAGCTGGAGACCGACAGCGACTTCGCCAACGCCGAGCAGACCGTGAAGTTTTGCCAGGACGGCGAGGACCGGCTGGCGCTGGTGAAGGAACAGGCGCTGGCGCAGACCACGACGATCGACGAGCTGTTCCGCACGATCGACCACATCAGCGCGCAACTGCGCTCGAAGCGGCTGGAGCTGGACAAGGCCGTGACGGCACGCAAGGCGTCCATCCGCACGGAGGTAGTCCAGGCCCACCAGAAGGAGCTGGACGAGTTCGTGGCCGGCCTGAACAAGCGCTCTGGCACGCATGGCGCGCATTGGATCCAGCGGGCCGTGGGCGGCTTCGCTGAGGCCATCAAAGGCAAGCGGACCGTGGAGAGCGTGCGCGCGGCTGCCGGGCAGGAGCTGGCGAACCAGAAGCTCCGGCTGCAGGCCGTGGCCAACCAGTTGGCCGACAACCGCGCCGCCCTGAAGATCGGCGAGGACGACTGGGTGTTCCTGTTCGCCGACTTCGCCACCGTGGGCACGAAGCCGGCCGAGGACTTCAAGGCCATCGCGGACGCGCGCATCGCTGCGCACAAGGCCGCGGTGGAAGAGAAGCGCCTGAAGGCCGAGGAGCAGAAGAAGCGCGACGACGACGCGGCCGAAGCGCTGCGTCTGGCGAAGGAGGCTGCGGCAGTTGTTCAGGCGCCCGCGCCCGCGCCTGTCGTTGCTGCTGCGCCGGCCCAGGCCACCCTGGCCGCGTTGCCGGTGCTTGGCACGCTGCACAGCACCGGTCCGGCCGGCAGCGGCCGGTTCGACTTCGCACCAGCAGGACAACCAGCGGCGCGCCCCACCGAGCAGCCCACGCTGAAGCTGGGCGATGTCTGCGCCGAGTTCGGCGTCACCATGACCGAGACCTTTGTCACATCGGACCTGCGCGTTCCGAAGGCGACCGGAACGAAGGGAACCGCTGTGCTGTTCTACCCATCGCAGATGCGCGTTATCGGCGAGGCCTTGATCAAGCACGTTCGGGCCAAGCTGGACGTGCAGGCGCCGTTCTGAACGTGAAGCGCAGACCCTTCAAGCGGCCGGTGCTGGTGCGCCAGCGCACGGTGCACACGCCTGGTACCGGCCGCGGCGTGCACGCGCTGTCCACCGGTGCCGTGGTGGCTGTGTCGAAGCGCGTGGCCGTGCGCAGCCCGGCGCTGCTGGTGGCCTGCCGTGCGATCCCGTGCCAGAACTGCTTCGCGGCGGACGGCACGGTGTGCGCCGCGCACAGCAACTGGGGCGAGCACGGCAAGGGCGGCCGGCAGAAGGCCGACGACAACCGCGTGGCATCTCTGTGCCACCGCTGCCACAGCAACCTGGACCAGGGCTCGCGCATGAGCGGGGACGAGCGCCGGGCGATGTGGGAAGCGGCGCACGCGCGCACGGTGGCCGCGCTGGTGGGCGCCGGGCTGTGGCCGGCGGCGGTCCCGGTTCCGCCGGAGTGGGAGACCGTCATCGCTGACGGAGTGATCGTTGAAATCAGAAGGGTGACAAGCCAATGTTCGACTTGAAGATCATGCCGGTGGAGAAATGCGGCCGCGTCGGAACGTGCCAAGCCAGCCCGAGCGGGTATGCCAGCTCGCTGAAGAGCCAGTACATCTACACCGAACCAAGCACGGACCGGGTGGCTGACCATGCGCTTGCGCAGCTGGAGGCGGCGCGCCAGGTGGACATAGCCACGCACGAGAAGAACCTGCCGGCGATCGAGAACAACAAGCTGATCGTGACGCACATCACGCAGTTGATGGAGGCGATCGGCATGCCGCGCAGCTACAGGGTGCGAGACACCAAGTCGCGGGCCCGGTACCCGAAGTACGACACGCTTCCGGCTGGGTATCTGGCCGACCTGCAGCGCGAGGTGAAGACCGACGACGGCTTCGCCAGCGCCACCAGCAGCTACGAGCGCATGCTTGCCCAGTACCAGGCGTTCAAGGCCCAGGCCGCACAGGTGGCCGAGCAAGCGCTGCGTGAGCGGGCAGCAGCGGCCGAACGCGAGAAGCAGGCCAAGCTGGCGAACGTGGAACTGGCCGAGATCATCCTGCGCTACGGCATGGATCGTGAGTTCGACTGGCGCGACGTGCTGGATGCGCTGCGCGACCAGCACCAGCGCGCCGATCTTGCGGTGGCCATGATGCGCGTGCGGCACGACTGGAACGACGGTCCCGATCCGGTGAGCAACGCCATGGACCGGTTCAAGATCGAAACCAACGAGGACAAAGAGATCGCCAACAGCATCCTGCGCAACCTGGGTGATGGATGGGATGGTGACGGCCGGTGCTTCCGTGACTGCGAGTGGAACTTCGACCGGTTGATCGCCAGCCTGCCGGAGCAACTCGGCGCCGACATCAACACCGCGTGGAGACGCTCCAGCGAAGACGCATGAGCAAAGACCAAGCACTCGCCCGAGAGTTCATCTTTCGCGAGCGCGCCGACTGGGATCGCTTTGTCGCGTTCATGGGCGCCAACCTCGCGCCCATGGCTGAGGCAAAGCGCTACCTTCGCGCCGTGGTGTCCGAGTACAAGGCCACGCGCAGCACGGAGGCGAATGCCTACATGTGGGCTGGCATCCTAGAACCGACTGCGCAGCAGGCCTACGTGGCTGGTCAGCGGTACACGGCAGAGGTGTGGCACGAGCACGCCAAGGAGCTTTTCCTTCCGGAGATCAACGCACGCGGGCAGGAGAAGTGGTACTACCCGCCGGAGCTGCCGAACCCGAAGATGGCAGCGCTCCTTCAGCCTCCGAAAAAGCAGCGCCGGCTGGTCATGAGCACCAGCCAACTCAACACCGCAGAGATGGCGCTGTACCTGGACCAGGTAGCCGAGTACGTCACAACGGAACTCGGCGTCCTACTTCCTCAGAACCCCAAGGATCGATGATCCACAGAAAGGCATGCATGAGTTTCACTCTTCCCACGTTCACCACCGTACTCGTCAAGTCGGTCAACATCCGCGCCGAGGTGCACGGCAAGGAGAAGGTGCCGGCGGCCGACATCGGTTTCCGTCTGACGTGCAGCAACCGAGCGTTGGCGATGTTCGATGGCGGGCTGCTGTTCGGTCTCTACAAACCAGCGGCCGATGGCGATGAAGATGAGCCGGAGCTGGATGGAGTTGAGCCCGTGGCAGAGCGGCCCATGCTTCGGTGCCCATCCATCGCCATGCCGATCGACCTGAGCCGCGAGTACGTTGGCCGAGACATCGTCATCGACTACGGCATGGGTGGTTCCAGCAACCTCAACCTGAACACCTGCACCATCGGTGCGTTCAGGATCGATGCGAAGGAGGGCGGCACAGTGGATATCGACTTCCGGGCGCAGGTGTCGCACCTCGACCCGGAGACGTTGGGCGCGCTGGGCTGCCTGGTCAAGCATGACGTGCTGATGACGCTGATGAGTTCGCCCCAGTCCGACAACACGCAGGAGAAGCTCAGCGGCGCTCCGGTCCACAGCGCCCAGGGCGCGCTGATCGTTGACCCGGCGGACGAGGAGAAGCCCGCGGACCCCACCGGGGCCTTCCTGGACGTCCACGGCGAGAAGCCGATGAGCGATGAGCCCGGCGACGCGCCTGCGCTTGACAAGCACCTGGAGAGCCGCATCGGCCGGGCCATCCGGGCGAACGAGCGCGCCAAGACCAAGGGCCGCGGCCCCAAGTAAACAGGGCAAGCCGCGCGCCCATGAGCGCGGCACTTTTCCACCACCACGCAGGAGATCCAATGAACGCACCGACCACCAACCCCGAGGCCATGAAGCATTCGGCTATCGCACTGACGCTGACCCCGCTGTCAGCCAAGATCCACGGCTACGGCTGGGCGCCCGATACCCAGACGCTGGCCGTGAGGTTCAAGAACCCCGCCACCATGGTTCCCGGGGACTACACCTACGAGTACCCGCGCGTGACGCCCGAGCACTTCGCTGCGCTGGAGGCGGCGGACTCGAAGGGCTCCCACATCAACGCGGTGTTCGTGAAGACGAAGTGGCCCTTCGTGAAGCTGCTGGCTGGGGCACCTGCCGCGCCGGTGGATACCGAGAACGATCCCCTGGAAAGCTGAGCGGACCAGCCATGCGCAACATGAGCTTTGCCCTGACGGAGCAGCAGGTGCTGCAACAGACCAAAAGCGTGACGCGCCGTCTGGGCTGGCTCATGCTGCAGCGTGGCCACCTGGTGCAGCCGGTGCGCAAGGGTATGGGCCTTCGGCCGGGCGAGAAGATCGTGCGCCTGGGTGGTCCCATCCGCATCATCGACGTGCGGCGCGAGCCGCTGCTGCTGATGGCGACGGACCCCGTCTACGGCTTCAAGGAAACCACGCTGGAGGGTTTCCCGGGGCCGCACCCCAAGCACGCGCCAGCCGAGTTCGTGGCCATGTTCTGCGCCACGCACCGCGGCTGCACGCCCGAGACCACCATCACCCGCATCGAGTTCGCCTACACCACATGATCCGTCTGGACCAACCCGAGGCCGAGCTGGCCAGGCACGACCTGGCCGAGGCTGCAAGGGCCCTGCGCGCCAAGTTGCACGACGTGCGCAAGCGCTCCAAAGACAAGCCTCGCGTCCGGCTGGGCGATGCCTACGTGGCGCTGGCGCTTGAGGACGCAGCCGTGGCGCTGGAGAAGAAGCTGGCCGGCATCAACCCAACGAAAGAACCGTATGAGCAACGACCAGCTACCTGACCGAGACCCGACGAAGACGAACGCCCAGTATGGCCTCTACGGCAAGTTCAGGATCGAGCGCACGGACGGCAGCAGCGCGCCCGGCGGAAAGCACCACGGCTGCGACTACTTCGTTCTGGACGTGACGCACGACAAGCACGCCGCCGTGGCGCTGGCCACGTACGCAGGCGCTGTAGCGGCCACGCACCCGCAGCTTGCGGCCGACATGCGGGCGCGCTGGGGCCTGCCCGCGCAGCCCGCTGGCGATGCCGCGCTGCCGGTGGTGGCGATCTACTCGCCTGACGAGCCGGTGGACGAGGACGGCGACGTACGCATGCCAGTGGTCGACCTTGGCGACGACGAGATACTTGCACACAAGCGCCGCATCCGGCCGGACAGGCGGTTCGATGGCCTCGTCAGCCAGCGCGACGCCCAGGCCGCCATAGCCGCGCGGGATGCGCTTGTCGCCGGGCTGGAGGCCGACCTGGTGGAAGAGCGCAACCGCATCGCGGACATGCGCAAGGAATGGGGCGCAGAGGTGGCGGCGCTGACTGCGCGCATTACCTCGCTGGAGGCAGAGGGCGCGAAGTCGGAGCGCCGAGCGCTCACGTTCGGAGATGCGCTGCACCGGAACATCCTTGCCATGCGGGCTGCACTGGCCGACTGTCACCGCCACGGCCCGCATCACGGCATGCATTGGATCGTCAACACGCTTGCCGGTCCAGGCCATCTCCCGGGCGCTGATGACGTTGCCATCGGCGGGCAGGCGCTGTTCGACAAGGAGGTGGCAGAGTACGAGGCGTTCAGGGCTGCCAACCCTGGGCCAGTCGCACCGGCAACTGCACCCGCCACGCCAGCCGCCTCCTCAATGCCGCCAGCCGCGGATGCTCAGGATCCGATGGACTGGCCGCTCCCGTGTGATGTTGTGGTGGGCCACGGGCCCATGCGGAAAGGCGTTCGCCTTGGCACGCTGGTTTCTCGAATGAAGGTGCTCTACGAGATGGCCACAGGCCGCAACGCAGATGTCGAGGAGCACCTGACCGGCACGGAGCGACAGGCCCGGTTCGACAGCGTTTTCGGTGGCTCACTCATGACCGACCTGGGCGCAGCCTTCGATGCCGATCCGGGGCTCTCTGGCGATCTCAGCGCAGACGAAGCCGGCCTGGCCGCGTGCGTGACGTGCGGCGCTCCGGTTGATGCACCAGCCCCGCGCGACACCGACGCCATGCTGGCGGAGCACATGCTGCTGATGGAGTCCTACTCGGGTGAACTGGTAAGCGACTACCTCAACGGGCACGGTGAGCAATCTGGTACGCGCAGTGCCAGGCTCACCGTCGAGGCCAGCGCACGCAAGCTGCTTGGGGAGGCGTGATGCCGATAGACGAAACAGCCAACGCCATGGAGCGCGCAGACGCAGCGCGCGAGTCAACAGAACAGAAGGCCAGCCAGATCGCGCTGCGGCGCCGGCAGTACCTGTGGGGCGACCTGCCGCAGCAGCCGATCGACATCCACGACATGCTGGCCGCCAGCGAGGCGGCCGAACCTTCAGGAGAAGAACCATGACCGACCGCGAACTGCTGGAACTGGCCTCGAAGGCTGCCAGGAATGGCGCCGAGTGGTACATCGGGCTGGGCATGTGCATCGACGAAGGCGGTGAGGGGATGCGCCGGTGGCGCCCACTGGAAGACAAGGGCGACGCCACCGACCTGGCGCTGGAGCTACGCATGAGCATCGTCATCACGGCGTGCGGCGCTTCGGCGCGGGCTGAGGACCGCATCGCATGGTGCGATGAGCACATCGCTGCCGGCGAAGACTGCGGGCCGGCCTTGTGCCGCGCCATCGTGCGCGCTGCGGCCTATGTCGGTGTGCGCGTCGATGCGGCCGCGTCAGGTGAGCTGTGAAGCGCTCCGGCTGGCTCCCCATCGCCGCCCTCGTGCTGGTGGCGCTGATCCTCATCGAAATCTACTGGCCCGAACGAAAGGACCGTAATTGACCACCCTACCAGCCTTCATCACCTTCACCGGCGTCGATCAATGGACGGACACTGGCCGCATGCTGGAGCTGCAGAAGCTGTACCCCATCGAGTGGGGGATCTTGTTCAGCCGCAAGCGCCAAGGCATTGACAACCGCTACCCGGAGATGCCGTTCGTGCGCCGGCTCCTGAAGATCCGCGATTGGCACCGCATGGCCGCCCACCTGTGCGGAGACCACGCCCTGCACGTCGTCGATGGCCACGCCCTGGTGGTCGAACTGGACGAGATGCTGATCTACAGCTTCGGCCGGGCCCAGATCAACGGCGCGCCGGTGCACGCATGGAAAAAGGTTCATGAGTGGGCGATGTGCCGGAGCCTCACGCCGATCATGCAGTGCGCCGAAGGGTGGCCAAGTGCTGGTCCTGTTGACTGGCTGTTCGACAAGAGCGGCGGGCGCGGCAAGGTCCCGGCTTCGTGGCCGGCCCACCCGCCAGCCGGCCGCCGCATCGGGTTCGCTGGTGGACTCGGTCCCGACAACGTCGCCCAGCACGTCGAGGCCATCGCCGGCTCGCGCGACCTCACCTACTGGATCGACATGGAGACCGGCGTGCGCGACGACGACAACCGCTTCAGCCTGGACAAGTGCCAGGCCGTGTGCGAAGCCGTCTACGGAAAGCGCTGACCTAGCGCCGCTTCAACGCGTCGAAGGATCGCTCGCAGGCAAGGCCGGCGGCACGGGATCGGTCGGCGAAGTCAGCCAGGACTGCCGCGCGGTCGTCAGCGCGGACAAGCACGTCGGCGAGCACTCCGATGGGATCGCCGGCTGGCGCGCTTCCGGCGGCAGCGGCGGCACGGGCAGCGGCAACGGCGGCGCCGAGCCGCACCCGCAGGTCACGGCCAGCAGCATCAGCAGCGGCGCGGTCAATGCGCAGGCGCGCCAGCTCTTCAAGCGCTCGTTCATGGCTTTCCTCCATGCGGCCGCGCAGGGCCGCCTCTTCTCGCTGGGAATCTTCCACCGCGGCCACGCGCTCGCGCTGGGCGCGGGCATCGCGCCAGTCCCACCCGGCCCAGCCGCCCAGGCCGGCCGCGCCCAGCACCACCAGCAGGCCGCCCAGCACGGCGTGGCCGTTCAAGCCTCGCTCCGGCTGAAGTCGGCGTTGAGCATCGGTAGCGGGTCGTACTTGCGGTCGCCCACCGGCACCCGGTATCCCAGCACGCGGTCGAAGGAGAAAGCCGCGATCGACACGCAGTCTCCCTGGTTCCCGCCCAGGCACACCAGGCCACCGCGCTCGTTGCGGCCCACGGCCAGCGCCACGTGGCCACCGCCGTCCCGACCGAAGACCACCACGCAGCCCAGCACGGGCTCGGTGAGCGGCCGGCCCCAGTCCAGCCAGTTCTTGGCCCGCCAGCAGGCCGCCGGCGGCGCGTACCCGGCCCGGGTGAACCAGGCGCCGCAGGCCCCGCCGCACCAGGGGGTCGCGTCGTCGCTGAAGGGGGCCTTGACCAACTGCCACATCCGCACGATCGCCGGCGCGCTGGCGGCGCCCGGCACCTCGCTCAGGCCCAGATCCAGCCTGGCGTTGGCCAGCCAGCTCGGCTCGCTCATGCCCGGCCCCGCTGCGTGCCATCGGGGGCCCGCCAGCGCCACCTGTGCGCGCTCATGAGCAGGAACACCAGCACGCTGGTGACCAGCACCAGGTCGCCCACCTCGCGTCGCGACAGCAGGTCGACCACCCAGCCGCCGGCGCCGAACTCCCTGAAGAGTTCCCAGTTCACGGACCAGACCAGGTTCGAGAAGAGGCCGATGGCCAGGACGAAGTGCTGGATGACCACCTGCACGCGGGTCTCGCCCGGTCGCATGACCGTGATCCTGCAGATCAATGACCAGATGCCGGCCGCCGCGACCACCATGGTCAGCAGCGCCAGCGGGGTGATGAAGTCGGAAAGGTTCATTGGGGCTCCCTGAAACGCTGGTCGAAGCGGCGTCTCACCAGGCCACCGACCCACCTGGCGATTGTGATCCACGTGTGCCCGACAGCCGGGATCCCGAATGCCGCGAAGAAGAGTAGTTCAAACGGGGTGCGGTGCAGGTGCGGCGCAAGCCAGTTGGCAACCAGGCTGGCTCCACCCACCGTGACCCCGAACGACACCGCCACGAACCAGGCCGCCTTGATGCGCCTGTAATGGTCGGCCGGCTCGAACTTCAGCCGCCAAACCCCCACCAGCACGCCGAAGAACCAGCCGAACACGATGAGGATGTAGGCCCCGAGGTAGGGCCCGATGACCGTTCCGGTTGCCCAGACCGCGAGGCCAATGGCCACGTTCTCAATGCTTGGAACCTTGTCCATCAGGTGCGCTCCGGATGCGGATCAACAACACGAGCCCAATGAACAGGCCAATGACCGAGAGCGGAAACTTGAATTGGGCATCGCACTGGTCCTGGCCAGGCGACACCTCCCATTGTTCTTTGAGCCACAGCAGGCTGCAGCCGGCCGTCAGGAGCCAGAGCACCGCCAGGTAGCCGCACACCAGCAGCATCTCCTTTGCTCGATGGTATGCGACCGCAAGCACGCCCAGCAGGAGCGCGATGAAGATGGCGCCGGCAGCGTTCCATGCGTCCGCCTGGGCCCACGTCGGAGCCCACTGCCAGAGGAACTGCGCGGCCATCCCGGCCAGCAGCAGCCACAGCGGCGCTACCTTCACTTTGGGACGGTTGGCTGCGGCCCCATGATCAAGACCTTGAATGTCCCAACCATAGACTGGCCTTGAGGCCTCACACGGTAAGCAACCCAAGCACCTGCAACCAGCGCCACTACCACGTTGGTAAGTATCGATGTCAGCATTCGATCCTCTTTCACTTTTCAGAGTAGTTCACTAAAACGGCATTACAACCGTCACCCTACCACAACGGACACAGATGCATTAGCGTTTCCTGTTGGGCTTACTAGGTTATCTGTGAACTGGCCTCCAAGCGTCTGCCCATTGTTCCTCGCCAACCTTGCTACTGCCATCCTGTTGTCTATTGCACTCGCGGGCGATGACATAGTCCCAGACGATGCGCTCATAGTTGTGGCAGCACCGCCAGTATGTGCAAGTATGCAACTAGACGCCGCCACTCCTATTTGTCCATCCGCGGTTGCGACGACATTTGCCCACGGCAAGATATTTGTATCTACACTGTTTTGACTTGTAGTTGCGTATGCAACGACGTCGGCAGGAGACAGCGTCCCCCTGTAGCAATTAAGGTGCGCAATAATCCGTCCTGCCGATGACTGTGTCCATGTTACTGATGCGCCTGCATCGCCACTTGATGCTGTTCGTTTGTAGACCGATGTACTCTGCGTCAACGGTGATGTGCAAGTCGCAGAAGCTACCAAGGTCCACCCGCTGGGCGGCGTTGCAGACGACCTGTGCATAATAAACGCTAGTAACAGGTCTCCTACTGACGTGGTCAATGGGATAGTTTCTGACACGGTTGTCGATGATGTCTGTATCGTTGTACCAGATGCGTCAACGAATAAAACAGATGCGTCACTTGTCCTAATGTTAAGGTACTCAATGTACAACTGTCGCAAAGTGATTGTGTTAGATGCGCTAGCTGTGCCCCACTGAGCAGTAACTGATACAGACGATGCTACATTAGTATCTACCGCAATCGGCGCAGTGCTGAATAGTGACACTAGTGCTGAGGTAGCCGATGCTGTTGAGAACGTCACGCAACCGTGAGCCTCAACAGTACCGGCTGCGCCAACGCTCATCAGCGTTACTTTCACCTCGAAAGAGAAACCTCTATTGGATATGCTGCTGCCCATTGTTATGGCGCCGGTAGAGGCCAGTACAACTGTACCTAGTTTCACCTTCAGGTTTAGCGTTGGCGTTCCTGTTGTTCCATATGTTCCTGCACCCTTGATGACAATGACGTCGCCGGCACGCGGTGCCGCATCTGATCCGAGCAGCGCTGGTGATATAGAGGTAAAAGACACCTCGCTTACACTGTTATCTACCGTGTCCGTAGATGGCTGTATATCCTTGCTGTAGACCAGCGACGTAAATACGTCACGGCTGCTCTTCCATTGAAGGCCTGTTTGCTTAGATGAGTTAGCGACAAGTACGTCACCATCATCCACAACAGGCAACGTAACCGGCTCCGAGCCGTTGTGAGTTAGCAGGTCGCCTTTTTCGCTAACTAGTAGGTCAACAAGGGAAGACAGGCCTGACCCAACTACCTGTTGCTGGTCCGGTGGAGATGTGTCGAGCACTTGGAAAATGGTCCCAACGGGTAGGGTTGTGAATGCCCAACCGCCGCCATCCTCGTCCCACTCAGCCAACTGTCCGGCATGCCCAGACCATGCTCCAGTGGCGCCGACCGGCACGTAATAGCGGTCTCCGTTCTGCGGGCCTGGGCTGCCACTGGGCGGCGTGGTGGTGGTGGTGCTGATGACGGCTGGCGTATCGTCGTCGTCAAGCTCAGGCGTATCCAAGTTGGCCGTATCGCCTGGCGCCGGGACGATGGACAGGCCCGTCCCGGTGCTGTACTGGAAGATGTCCTCGATGGCCTCGATCGTGATGGTGTTGTCCTGCAGCGTCCCGCGGCCGATCTTCAGCGCGCGGAACACGCGCTCGGTGCAGTCTCGCTCCGGCCAGGTGAAGCGGAACAGGTCCTTGACGCTGAGGTCCCACGCGGTGCGGTTGATCGTGAACTGGATCTTGGTCAGCGGCATCGAGCGTGCGGCCAGCTCGCGGCCCAGGGTCGCGCGTGCGATGTCGTGGTTGCGGATGCCCGGGAACTCCACGATCTCCGGGATCCGGCTGCCCTGCGCGTCCACGTTGCCCAGGTCCTGAGCGCTGATTGCGGTGGGCTCCAGCGAGGCCGGGTCCGTGTAGATCACGGTCACCTCATTGACCGTCTCGCCCCAGCCGCGGCGCTCGAAGCGGCGCAGGTCGATCACGGTGGACTGATCGAACAGCGGCAGCGATGAAGCGTCGTAGCCGCCGCGGAACAGTGTCAGCCTGTACTTGCCCGTATCCAGCCGCAGGGACAGCGAGCCGTTCACGTGGTTCAGCACGACCTGTAGGAACTGCTCGATGCTGCTGGTCTGGTTCCAGATCAGGTTCAGTCCGAAACTCTCTGCGACGAACGTGTCAGCGGCCTCGGTGAATGTGGCCTCATCGATCAGGGCGGTGGAGATGCCCATGCCCCACTCACCATCGGTGAGCACCTGGTAGATGATGTGCGCGGGGTTCATCGCGCCGTCCACCGTGGCCGCGGCGGGGTACCAGACCGAGCCCTCCCAGCCGGCCAGGATCCGCGTGACGCGCACGCCGAACGGCCGCAGAGCTTCTGAGTTGCCGATGTACCCCAGCCGGCGAGAGAAACCGAATGGACCGCCTGAGGTGCCGGCTCCCGTCTTCCAGACGAAGCACGTTACGCCTCGGTAGGCCGGCACGTTCGCGCCCTGCTGGGCGTCCAGGTAGGTGCTCACCGGCTGGGTCGATGCGCCAATCTCGATGTCGAATTCGCCATACAGTCCGCCACCACGCGACTCTCCGCCGAAGAGATCCGGGAGGTCGATGCTGCCGCTGTCGTTGCTGGTGATCGACCCGGTCCAGGCGATGTTCTTGTCCACTCGCACCCGGGTGACCGCGTCCACTGGACCGTGACATAGACCCAGGTGGAACCCGATGTGGTACTTGAAGCCGACCGTGGCCTTCTTGAAGCCCGCGCGCTTTTTGATTGGGACGATCGAAAGATCGCCGTACCACAGCACATTGGGGCCGGTGATCTCGATGTCGCCGAACACCACCGGGATTGCCCGGCCCTCCTCGGCGGTGGGGAAGCTGAAGTCCTCGATGCTCGCTGACTTCGGGGCCTTTGGCTTGGGCGCCAGCGCGATGCTGAGGATCAGCGTGACGATGTACAGAATGGTTGCGGGATCCATCAGAACACCGATCCACCCCCGAAGGGGTTGCGTGGGGGGATGAACGGAAAGCCGCCGAAGTTGACGACGTTGTTGAACGTGGCCACGCACACGTCGCGGGTGCGTGCGCAGCCCGGGGCCACGGTGACCACCGAGGTGGCCAGCAGCGACGCGATGGGATGCGTCATGGTGATGGTGTCTCCGACGTGGTCGCGGATGCCGCGGCGCTCCACCACGCCCGGGCTCGACTCGAAGGAGAGCTTGCCGCCGGCGAAGTATCCGTCTGGCTGAGCGTCAAACGTTGGCGACGTCACATCAAAGCCCGCAGACTCCAGGCCGTTCAGAACGGCGACTTCCTGGAAGAGGGTTTCTTGCGCGCGGCACGCCGGTCCGTACAGCAGGTGCGGGCAGTTGCGCGAGAAGATGCGGCGCAGGCCCGGCGTGCGCATGCGCGTGAAGACGCTCTCGCACGACAGCACGCTGGACCCAACCGACCACACCGCATTGAGCACGCGGCCGATCCAGATGGTGGCGTAGTCTCCCGGGTTGGTGGTGTGCATGCGGTAGATGGTGACGGTCACCACGTCACTGGGCGGTGCCACCTCGAACAGGCGCGACACCACGAAGTCCTCCGGGACCGTGATGTTCATCGACGACTTGAGCACGTCGGACGAGTCGTCCACCTGGCTGCGTGACAGGGCCGTCTGGGTGTAGGTGGCGGACTGGAAGTCGATGTCCGCATCGGCCGAGGTGTAGCGGAACGACCCGCCCGAGTAGCTGAACAGGTACAGCTCCACCGGAGCCCCGGATTCGACGCTCTCCTCGTTGTCTGCGAATGGCACGCCCTACTCCTTGCAGGTCACGACCGCGATGCTAACCGAGGCATCGCCCAGGCGGCGGTGCTGGATCTCGGCCTTGTCGTCCGCGATGCGCACCAGGTTCACCAGCTCGATGCGCTCCACATCGGCAATGAGGATGGGGGCCAGCGGATCGAACGCCGAATCGATCGTGAGGACCTCCTGCGCTCCGTCCACCACAGACCCGGTCACGCGGCGCACGATGGCTGTTCCGTCGACCAGCACCAGCCGAACATCAGCGAATGGCCTGCGCGACTGGATCAGCGATGTGTAGCCGCACTCCTCGACCCGGAACGTCAGAGCCGCCGGACCGATGGTTGCAGCCAGCACAAGGTCTGACCGGAACGACGGCAACCAGAATGACACCCGGCTGCCGGCCAGCGCATGAAGCAATTGCCGAATGCGCCACGTCTCGGCCAGGCTGGTCGAGTCCCAGACCTTGCGGGTTCGGAAGCGGCTGCGATCCACCCGGCTGGTCTGGTAGATCCGGCCGGAGTCCGTGTCCAGAACGATCACTGGACGCTCCCACGCGTCACCGTCGCCTGACTCGACCAGGTTGCAGTCGTCCAGCAGCACCTTGCCATCGTATGCAGAGGAGCCGGATGTGGACGCCAGGTCCTGGCCGACGATGGTGACGAACTCCATCGCGTAGGCGCTGCCGCCGCCGGGCAGCCGCGGCGTGCTGGGAACGCTCTTGGCGTAGACCGTGCGCGCCGGCATGACCAGCGTGCCGGATGGGTAGGCCAGCGTCAGCTCGCTGGCCAGGTCCAGGCTGCTGGCGTTGACGGCCTCGATCTCGACCGCCTCATATGCCGTGTCGCTGGAGTAGATGAATACCAGGCCGGTCACACGGAAGTCGCCTGCGTCCGTGTCGACGGCGATGCTGGTGGCGCCCACCGTTGACGGTGCTGTGGTGCGACGGGCTTCGAACCACACCGGCAGCGCGAACACGCGCGCCAGCCAGTCGAACAGCAGCGCCTTCGCGCGCCGCTCCACCGCCGCGAACTTGACGAAGTTCATACGCAGGCGCTGGCGCGGGGTGGTGCGGATGCTCATCCGCTGTTCGGTCCCGTCGTAGGCCTCCATCACGTTGGTGGCCCACTCCAGCGTCTCCAAGATATCCGGCTGCGGCTGGAACGGCCACAGCACCACGCGCTGGCCGGTAACTGGCACGTCCTGCGGGCCGACGTCGAAGTCCAGCGTGATGGTGCCGTCGATGGATGCGGGACCTTCAGCCGAGATGCCAACCTGCAGCAGGAACGAGCCGAAAGACGGCAGAAGGTAGGGCGACGGCGGCGAGCCGAAGGCCGGAAGGTTGTTGAACGTCAGCCCGGCCACACCGGTGACGGCGCTGAGCCACTCGCGCTCGGTCAGGTAAAGGTTGGCGATCTCAAGCGTGCGGGTCTGGTTGCTCAGAATGTTGCCCAGGTCCAGCCGTGACGGGATGATCAGGATGTGTCCGAATAGCAGGTCGTCCCATGCCGTGTGCACGTGGCCAGCCAGCGCATGCGATTGGCGCGGCGTAGAGGTGCGCTGCCCAACGGTGCCTGTGATGGTGGCCACGTCGTCGAGCAAGACCATGGCGATGGATCCAGGCTGATCTATGCCGTCGTCCAGGCTGCTGCTCAGCTCCTGCTGGTACAACTCAGGCAGTGGGAACAGAAAGCCATCGTAGGCTGTCACGGACGCACCAGGTAGGCCAGGCCGAAGTACCCGCTGTTCTCCACGCCAAGCCGCGCCGACGGAAGGCCCTTGGTAGCTACCGGGAACACGATCCACTCATCGGCGCCGATGAAGTAGCTATCTCCTGGAGAAAAGTTCCCCAGGTTTATCTCTGCCACGTCTGGCACTCGGCCGGCGCATCGTGTCGTCACTGGTGTGTCTGTAGTGTTGACCGGCCACACCGTGACCGGGTTGAGTGCCACCAGGCCAGAGAACGCTGATTCCTGGATCGACCGAAAGAGAGTGCCGAACCCACCGCGCACAGATCCTCGCACGAGGCTCCGACTGACACCATTGAAAGTGGTTTGCAGTGGGGCTACCCACGCGAAGCCGCTACCCTCGTAATGCAACGTCCACTGACCACCAGTGGCGGCATTTGACGAACCGTCGAATGGCACGGTATGGGTGTTACCGTTCGGGGCGTCGACGATGGCACCTGTGGTCCACCGGTGACTGGCGTAGTAGCCGCCACCCGTCCATGAGCCAAACTTATGGATGTTGCCAAACAGGATGTGGCGGTACTTTCCGGCAGTCACCTCGATGACAATGTGGCAGTATGTGCTTGGGTCGTCGCTGAGTAGGTATGCGGTGGGGAACGGGCCGGCGAACGTCGTTGTGAACGCCTTGGCGGGTGGCGTCGTTCCGCTGGTGTAATCGGATCCTGACATCACCACGCCGGAGTTGTTTGGAAGCGCATCCAGGTTAGGCGTACCGGTATATGGCGGGATGCCGTCGAACAGGTAGAGTCGCCCGCCGCCAGGTCCCGTCGTGGTGGACCTAAGTCCGGCCAGCACATCACCGTTACTAACCACAAGAATGCGTCCTCCAGCCGAGGAACCCTCGTCGGGCGTGTCCAGATCGCGGTGGATCGTCCAATCCCCAGTGGCATTCAGAAAGGTCCGGATCTCGCCAAGCAAGTCGTCGAAGTCGGCCACGTTGGTGAGGCGTTCTATAGGCACGGTTCAGCTCCTTCTAATGGCAATGAAATCCACGGGTTCGGTGCGCCACGTGTTGGCGAAAACGTCGTATGTGACTGCCGGGGATTCGCTGTTGTCGGTGATGGTGTCGCCGCTCACCAAACCCAAACCGAAGACGGTGTATAGACCGTCTATCCTGCCGACCAGCTGCGTGCTGTTTGTGAGGATCGATGGGAACAGCGCGTACTCGCCTATCTCGGCGCTGCTGATGGCCACCGAGCTACCCACGGAGAAAGACTCGAATAGCGCGTCCTCGTTGCCCTCTGCCGTCGAAGAATCCACGCCATCAGCATTGGTCGAAGAATTTCGGTGCGGCCACACCACGTTACCAGTTGCTATGCGTGCCTGGCTGCGCGTGGAGTCGTTGCTGCTGTAGTTTCGGTACTCCTGCCAAGACCCATCCACCCACCGCAACTGCGCACCGTTATTGCACGGATCAGGCAGGCTGCTCTGGCCGAAGTTGTTGGTTTGGAAGCTCGCGGTGTTTCGGTCCTGGCTGCCGCCGATGAGCAGCGGGTAGGGGTACTGGTTGCGCGTGCCGAACTGCTGGATGAACCCGAGGTGCACCAGGATGTCGGTGGTGCCCACGCGGGCCAGCGCCATGATGCGCCGGCGGTCCACCCAGAACCAGCAGTCGAATGCCGCGTCGTCGAACGCCGCGTAGACCGCGGGAGACACGCCTGGCAGAGTGTCAAATGTCAGCGCGCTGTTGAACGCCGTGAAGCCGCGCAGGTCCCATCCGAAGATGTTGGCGCCGACCGATCGGTAGGTCTTCAGACCGACGATGATCTGGTCCGCCGGGTCACTGCCTGGGCCCTGCAGGTAGACCTCGCCGTCCGTGGCAAAGCCAGTGCTGGGCAGTGCTGGCATGCCGGCGCCGTTGGCCAGCACGGTCCACTGGTCGGCCGCTGGCACCGGGATCCCGCCCGTGAGCCCGCTGGTGGGCGACCCGCCAGGCTCGATGGCGCCGCTGGCGTAGTCGCGCAGCATCCTCAGGAAGTCGATGAAATCTTCGGCCGTGCCGGTCGCATACGCCATGTCACCCGCCTTGCAGTAGCTGCTTGATCACCCCGGGGTTGCGGCCGATGATGTTGATGATGGCCGCCTCGCCCGCGCCGCTCTGGATTGCGTTGGGGATCTCGTTGGGGTCCCGCACGTTGATGATCTGGGGGTTCACCGTGATCTGCGGCGCAAGGCTGTCGTTGCTCATTATCCGGCCGTTGACATCGGGCACGAACCGCTCCGGCCCGCGCTCCCCTACGATGTACTCCTTGCCTGCGCTGGCATCGCCACCGGTAGAGCGCGTGCCTCCGAACAGGCTGACCAGCGCGCCGGCCGCACCTGCGCCGCCGCCAGCACCACCTGCAGCGCCGAAGATCGACTGCGTGATCTTGGCGGCCAGCGCCTGGGCCTGCATCTGCAGCAGGAGCTGGATGAAGCCGCGCAGGATGCCGCGGGCCCCGTCCTCGAATCCGCCGGTCAGTGCCTGGGTCAAGAACCCCTGCAGCTCTTGAGCGCCCTTCTGGCTACCCTTCACGGCCGTGTCGAACGCATCCTTGGCCTGGGCCGTGGCCCTGTTGAACGTGTCCTGGTTGATGGCGTTCTGCGCCAGCAGCTCTTGCAGCTTCTGGAGTCGCGCCTCGTACTCCTCGGCCGGCGTGCGCGTCTCCTCGAACACGCGGATACCTTGCTGGAGAGCGACGTTCTGCCGGTCGAACGCATCCTGGGCCTGATCGATCGCGCGCTGGTAGGTTTGGAAGTCGATCGCACCGGCCTGCAGTAGGCTGCCCAGCCGGTCGATGGTGGCTATGTATTGCTCAGCCGGGTTGCGGGTGGACTCGAACACCGCGAGGCCCTCCTGCCGCACTGCATTGGCTTCCTCCTCAGCCTTCTTCGCAGCCTGGGTGCGCTTTTCCAGGGCGGCCAGGATCTCGGTAAGCCCGACGATTCTCTGGCGCATGGCATTGCCAGCTGCGCCGGCTTTCGCGAACTGCTCAGCCAGGTCGCCCTGCGCGATCCGGTATTCGATGGTTGCCTTTTCACCCATCCCGAAGGTGGCCACCTGCTGGCGCAATCCGTCGGCCAGCGCGGTGATGGACTTGAGCGCGCCATCGGACGCCTTGCGCGCTTCCTGGTCGATGACCTGCAGCGCGTCCCCGGACGCCTTGGCCGCGGTCTTCAACTTGGGCGCCGCGTCCTGCCATACGGCCACGATGGTCTCGGTGTCCTTGACGATGTTCTGGCGCATCTGGCTGAAGCGGTCCTTGAGGACATCCGCCGCCTCTTTCACGCTCCCAGTAGCCAGCAGCGCCAGCGCGGTCAGCAGCCCGTTGATGTACAGGCCAATCTGCTGGAAGATGCTCACGACCACCACGCCCGCCGTGAAAAGACCTTTGAAGGCAACCGACAGGACGTCCACGGCCACGCTCAGCGCGCCACCGTCACGCGCCGCGTCAACGAAGCGCTGCGCGATCTTCTCGAACACCGGCAGCGCTTCCTGAACGAACTTGTTCACCAGGCCCCCGGCCGCTGCAGAGACGGTGCTCAGCGCGTCGTTGAACCGCTCGGCCGACTGGGCCGTGCTGCTGGTGATGGTCAGGCCCAGCGCGTCCGCTTCCTTGCGCAGCGCCGCGATGCCCTCGCGGCCGGCGTTCAGGAACGGGATCATCTTGGCGCCGCTCTTGCCGAACAGGTCCTGGGCCAGCGCGTTCTTGGCCAGGCCGTCCTCCAGCTGCGAGAAGGCCTGCGCCACGTCCAGCAGCAACTCCTCGGTGCTCTTGAGGCTGCCGTCCGTGTTCTTGACCGACACGCCCAGGCGCTCGAAAGCGTCCACCTGCGCGCGGGACCCCGCGGCCGCTTCTGTACCAGCGCGCGCCAGCTTCGACAGCGATGCCGCCAGTTCCTCTGTGGACAGCCCGGACAGGTCCGCCGCGAACTGCAGTTGCGACAGCGCCTCGACGCTCACCCCGGTTGCCTGCGACAGCTTGTTCAGGTTGTCGGCGTTGTCGATGGCGGCCTTGCCCATGTCAACGAAGCGGCTGGCCAACCCTGTCAGGGCCTGCCCAATCGATGCCCCGACGCCTGCGGCGAACCCCACGGCCTGCTTGTTGAACTTTGCCAGGCGCTGCTCTGCGGCCTGCATGCCAGCCATGTACTGGGCGGTCTGCGCCTCCAGCCGGACTACGAGCTTTGCGAGGTCAGTTGCCACGGCGCTCTCCCATCACGGCCATAGCCTGCAGCATGCTGACCACGCGTTCGTTGGCAGCGCGCTGGCGCTCCTCGGGGTCGATGACCATGTAGCCGGCCAGCTCCAGCTTGGCGCCGCGGCGTAGCCGTGCGTTTGCGCGAGTCACCTCGCGGGCGATGATGGCGGCGTGCACGTTGTCCCTCCACGGGCCCCAGGGCTCCACCTGCCAGTATGCCAGCCAGCTGCAGTACTCATCCCACGGCAGCGTGGCCCTCATCTCCCCCACCGTGCGGCCCAGCAGCGCGGCCAGGCGGTGGTCGAACAACTCGGCTGGGCTCAGCCTTTTTTTTGGGCGCCCATCGCGTTGGTGAGGGCATCCACGATGGGGGTGGCCAGCCGCGGCACATCCGCGATGGCCAGCGCATCCTCGGCCGTCAGGAACGGTTCTCCGTCCTCGTCCACCATGCACGCGGCCATCAGGCTGGCCATGGCGCAGCGCGCATCCGCTTCACGTTGTTTCACGAAGGCCTGCACGTCGCCGGCCGTGGGCTCGCGGACGCGGAACACTTCGCCCTCGATGCTGATGTCGGTGATGCGGCGGACGGTGAGCGCCAGCAGGCGCGAGCGCATGTTCATCAGCGGTTCCAGGTGACGGCGCCGGAGATCTTGAGGGTGAACTGCATCACCGACTTCTCGCCGATTGGGCCGGTGATGTTCCAGGCCCGGATCGTGGCCGCGAACTGGAAGTAGTTGGTCGGCGACCCATCCTTGTACGAGATGCGGAAGTTGCGCACCGTGTCGGACTGGTAGCTGTCATACATGCTCTCCAGCGTGGTGTCGCCTGGGATGAAGTTGCACTGGAGCGGGATTTCCACCCCGTCGGCCAGGCCGTTGCGGTAGGTCCGGGCGGTGTCGCAGTAGCCCGTCACGTCCACCAAAGGCTTCTCCTCGCCGACGCTGCCGAAGTCCACGGCCGCGCAGATGTCCTGGAAGTTGCCGGAGCTGGTGAGGCTCTCGATCTGGACAACAAAATCGTTGCCGATGAAGGTGTCTTCGCTCGCCATGATCGGTCACTCCTCGTGCCAGATAGTCCACTGCTGGGATACGCGATACAGGCCGGGCTCGATGTCCAACAAGTCGAACTCGGTCTCGATGTTGCAGGTGCGCACTGGGACCACGGTGGCGCTGCCCATCGGCCCGGAAAAGTCCACCAGCGCCGTGCGCACCGCGGTCGCCAGCGCACGAGCCGCATCATACTCGGCGGCATAGCAGTCAATGCCCAAGGTGCTGCGCACCAGCCTGTCCGTGCCGCAGTATGAAATCGCCCGGTCCACCCCGCTGATTGAGTAGACGACGGCCGGCACCCGCTGCGTCGATGCGGCAATGCGCTGGGGGATCACGAGCGGGTGGATCCGGGTGCCCACGATGGCGGCCACGCCGGCCGTGCCGATCAGGTGCTGGTAGACGGCTTCGTTGATCACTTGCCGCCCCGCTGCTTGGCGATGCGCTCGATGCGCTTGCGCAACTCGGTGGCGATGCCTTGCACCATGGCGTTCTGGCTGGATTCGAACGCCGGCACCAGCCACGGCTGCTTGGCGATGTGGGCCGTCCCCAGCTCGAAGAATTGCACCGCGTAGAACGCCTCCGGCGCCACGCCCAGGAACGCGAACGCCGCCTCTTTGTCCCGGGAAAGCTGGATCTTGATCCGGATGCTGCGGGCCGCGAACCCGGCGCCGACCATGCGGCCCTTGTACGTGCGGTGGATGTCGGTTTGACCCGGGCTGAAGCTGGCGATGTTCGCCTTGGCCTTGGCCATCACCGCGCGCATGGGGGTGCGCACGGCGGCGCGAAGCGTGGCGGCCTGGGCCTTCGGGTCGCCAAGTTCCTTGAGTTGCCGCGTCAGCGCGGCCACGCCTTCAATCGCTGTTGCCACGACGCTCATTCCCGGTGTCGATCGCCACATTGACGGGCCCTGGCAGAACGATGGCGGCCAGCCGCAGGATGGCGATCCCGATGCGCGCGCGCAACCACCACCACTTGAGGCCAACGACTCTGACCGTGATGCTCATCCGCACCAAGTCGTTCGCCCGCAGTTCCACACGTTGTTCAATCTGGGCCACGGCGCCACCCCTCTGCATCACGCTTCACGCACATCAGCCGAAGCTGGCGGATCCCACTGACGTTGTCCTCGGCCACGGCCAGGATGTCGTAGGCGTCGTCCTCGCCCTCGCGGGCATTGGGTCGGTGACGGACGCGCAACGTCGAGTTGATGCCGGGCCGCCAGCGGATAAGGATCTCGGTGGTCACCTCGGCCTGCACCTGCTGCGCGGCGAAGAACTCACGCCCCACCAGCGGCTTGACGTTGCCCCAGACGGTGTCGAACGACTCGTAGCCGACCTGCACCTCGCCCGAATTACTTTTGGTGTCGGCGCGGCGCTGGAGGGTCAGCCTGTGGCGCAGTTGTCCCGCTCGCACTGATCATCCTTTCCTCGACACGTTCCAGGGCTTCCCGGATGGGCTTCGGCAGCCGCTTGCGCACCTGCGCGCAGGTGTTGCACTGCCGCCGCTTCTTGCCTGGGTCCATGGCCGGCATTGTGACGCAGTTCAACCCGGCGCCGCCGGCCACGCCAGCGCGGCAGCCAGCGGCACCATGGGCCAGCAGTCGAGCGCGCTGCGCGGCGTGGCGTTCACGATCTCCACGCCGGCCGGCATGCGCTTGGCCGCGGCCTGGAAGTGCGGTAGGAACTGGCGGCAGTTGCTGTTGACCAGCGGCCGCGGGTGGGCGCCGAAGAAGTGCGGGCCGCCGAGGTTGAACCCAACCAGCACGATGCGCGCCGCGCCGAACAGGATTGCCAGGCCGATCGCCTGGAACCCGCTGTTGGAGCCGTAGGCGATGGTGCCATCGGTGCGGAACACCTGGCCCGGCGCGCCCGGCACAAGGTGAAGGCCGTGCCGATCGGCCGCGCCGCGCTTGTCGTTGCGGCCCACCTGGTGGGTGCTCCACTTCTCTCCGGCGAACTGGGGCCGGTGGTGGTCCCACCAGCGGGCGTCGCAACTGTAGAGCACCTCCGCCGCGGGCATGAGTCGGTAGGCGTCTGAGACAGCGATGGTGGGCACGCCGGCGCATGCGGCCGCAACCTCTGGCGTGAGACCCGCCCCGGTGGCCGCCACCACCACCAGCCGGCCGCGCCACCGCGGCGCCACCTGGGTGTGCAGCATGGCCTCAGAAGTTGTGGATTCGCTTGCTCTCGAACAGCGCATCGGCCGCGGCCAGCACCGTGCTGATCGAGCCAACAATCGTGGCCTCGCGGTGCTCGTACATGTCGCCGATGAGGAGCAGCATGCCGTTGATGATGCTGGCCGGGATGCCGCTGGCGGCCCCCTCCTGGTCGATGACCGGGCTTGCCTGGCCCGCGTATCCGGCGGTGTAGTCCACGCGCACCGCGTCCGCTCGCACGTAGGCGCAGGGGTAGGCGAAGCTGCTGGCCCAGCGCAGACGCTGAACGGGCTGAGTGTCCTCGACGAAGTAGTTCGACGGGTCCACCACCTGCAGGACGTTGGCGTCGTCGTAGTAGCTGACCTGATCCACGCTGATGAGCGGGGGGCGCAGCAGGTCGATGCCATGCCGGGCCGTCCGCCGCCAGCCCTCCACGTACCAATCCGGCGCCACCATGCGCAGGCCCTGCTCCACCAGCGCGCGCCGGGTGATCTCCTCGGCCCGCTCGCGGGCGGCCACGATCGCGCGCATGATCAGGTCGTCGTCGGGGTGCCCGCCCGGGCTGCCCGGGTAGACGTCAACACGCAGGTGCTGGCGGGCCTGCTCCAGGCTGATGGGCTCGAACGCCGGGGGGCGGATGACGGTGACGCTCATGGGGTACCCATCTCCGCGCGGGCGCGGTGCCAGATGTCGTCGTGATCAGCGGGCGACCAGCCGTCCAGCCAGGGCCCGCCATTGGTGAAGTGGGCCACCACCGGGCGTGACGGCGCAGGCTGCTCGCCCACCAACCAGTTGCACACCGGAGGCAGGTAGCCGACCTCGCTGTCTGCCAGCCAGTACAGGGCGTGCAGGTCGCGCCCGGGCCGGTTGTTGATGTCGTCCAGCGAGAGGCGCCGGTTTGCCGGGTGGTTGCAGTTCCAGAGCATGACGCTGCTCCAGTTTTTACGCGGGTAGCGTGTTTGCGCCGCCCCGCACATCTTGGTGGCCAGCCGAGGCACGTGGTTGTGGTGCACCGCCTGCACGGCAACGTCTGGGTTGCGGCAGGCCAGCACCTCGGCCACGTCGGCCATGAACACCACATCGCAGTCCACGAACAGTGCCCATCCGTGCTGGGCCAGCAGCGGCACCATAAAGCGAGAGATCGCGAACTCGGTGCTGCAGGGCGCGTTGCTGGGGAGGTCGTAGAGCGTGCCGCCGCGGGCATCGGTGGGCCGGCGCAGCAGGCCCTGGGCCGCCAGCACGTCGGCGCGCAGGGCGGTCACCGAGACGGGCCCGCTGGCATGCCGCCGGAGGGAATGCTCGGCCACTTCGTAGGCCAGTTGGGACCGCGGGTCGTGGCCGATGTAGACCCGGGTTACCTGGTCAGCTGAGCGATCCAGTTCCAACATGCCTGAGCCTCATTGAATCCCCAGTTGAACCACGACAGCCGCTGCAGGAAACGTGCGCGCTGCTCCAGCGTGGGCTCCGGGTTGCCATGATATAGGGCCAGGGCGGCCCCATCCTCGCACTCGACTGGCACCCCGGCGATGCAGGCGTCCACGGCCACGTTGCTGTGCCGGCAGACCACCAGGCTGCAGCCGGACAGCGCCTCGTGGATTGGCATGCCGTGGCGCAGCGTGGTGCCGCGCAGCAGCGTTGGCTTGTCCCCCTTGGGTCGCCAGAGGATCTCCCGGCCCGGGAAGCGCGCGCGCAGCGCATCCAGGCGGCCCTGCTCCCACTGCATCGGCGCGTAGCCGTAGGCAACGCACGATTTCGGCCCGAGGCCCACCAGCATGATGGGCCCGGCCGGGTCGGCGTCTTCGCGCAGGCCGAACGTGGCGCGGTGGATTTCGGGCGCAAGCTCGAGCTGCGCCGCGGTGGGGTGCAGCGTGTCCACCGACAGCCGCATGGTGGCCTCCCGGTCCCAGTAGCCCAGGTCCCACATCACCACCCGACCGCCGCCGGCGCGGTGCTGGGCGGCCTGCTGCAGTCGCACCGGTGCGCCGGGCCCGTAGATCACCAGCAACTCGCACTGGCCGGCATAACTGCTGGTGAGCACGCTGCCGGGCGGCGAGGTGCGGGCCAGCGCGCGCAGCATCTTCTCGCCGCGGCTCGACAGCGGCTGGGCGATGAGGATCTCGGCGCGCATCTCAGGGCCTCCGCGCTTCGACGCGCATGTCACGGTGGGCCCGGCCGGCCGCATGCCACTGCGTCGGCGTCCACACCATGTCGGTGAAGCCGGCCGCGTGCAGTTCGGCCTGCAGGGTCGCCGGGTGCCAGCCCCACCGGTGGCACATGAGCGGGTTGCGCGTGCCGGGGTCGCCGTACAGGCCCCACATGGCCTGGCTGTCGATCTGGTGGGCATCGGCGCCAGCGGCGGCCAGCTTGATCAGGTTGCGGGCGCACTTGAGGATGTCCGGCATCTCCAGCACCAGCAGGCCGCCAGGCTTCAGCAGCCGGCGCCACTCGGCCAGCACGGCCGCCACCTCCCACCGGCAGAAGTGCTCCAGGAGGTGGATGGCCATCACCTCGTCCGCGCAGCCACCCGCCAGAGGGATCGCCACCGCGCTGGCCAGGATCTCGGGCGCCCGCTCTGCCTTGGGCGAGCGCTCCACGTCCACGTTCACCCACCCCTCCAGGACGTGGCGACCACACCCAACGTTGATTCGCATCGGTGATGCTCCGGTTACCGGCGGCCAGCCCGCTGGGCCAGCACCGAGGTGAGGAAGTCGCGGTAGGCCGCGGCGCAGGTGGCAAGGCTGGGGGCGGCAGCAAGCATGGCTTCTGCCGCGGCGCGCCGCACGGCCACGGGCCGCATCAGTTCGATGGCTTCGTCCAGGTCGTCCCGGCTTGACACGATTGCTTCGGCGCCGCTTACCGTCGCCAAGTAGGCGGATTCAGCCCCCATGATGATGGGCGTGCCGGAGCCCTGGGCATTGGCCAGCTTCACGTTCGACTTCCAGTGCCGCGCCGCGTGGCCGGCCTGGTCGCGCAGCGCCACCACGATGTCCACGTCGGCCAGCCGAGGCGGGAGCATGACGAAGCGGATGCCAGCGCGGCGTGCGGCGGCCTCCAGGTGCTGCACCCACCCGCCCAGGTGGGCCTCGCTGCCCTCGTAGCCGATGGTGGCCAGGCACTCGCGAATGGGGTTGATGGCCTGGCCCGGCTTGGCATGGTGCCAAACGCACAGCGCTGGCACCCGCTCGGCCTCAATGTCCGCCTCCATCACCGGTGTGGCCGCCACGCACGCCGCGGGCCGCAGTTCGTTGAGTCGCTGCCGCAGCCACTGCAGGCAGGCCGGCCGCGCCCAATGGCTGCCGGCCGGCTGGGGCCACGCGTCCACCACGTCCCACACCAGCGGCTTCCCAGACTCGCGGATCCGGCGCACCAGGTCCTCCGGACCGCGCTTGACCAGCACCACCAGGTCGTGCGCTTCGATCACGGCCCGGCTGGCCTGGGCCACCACCGTGGCGCCAATGGCCGCGCCCAACTGCTCGCCGCGGATCTTCCAGGAGCCGCTGGTGCCCTTGCCGGTGATCAGGATGCGCAAACCTGCCCCTCAGTTGGAATAGATGGTGCGCGTGTGGGAGGCCACGCGCTGCCAATATCGCAGCACTCAATGCGCCCGTGCGGGTGCCAGTATGGCGGGCGCGGACGTACCAGCCTGGGGCCACCCGCTTGCGGCAACCACCTGGTGGCAAGGCCGTCCATGGTCAGGCTGTTGTCTTTCTCGCAGTGCTCAACCTCTGTTTTGATGACCTTCCCGTGTCCGTGCGCGGCCTTCTTACCGATGTATCTGACCTCTCTCAGCAGCCGCCTGACGTCACATCCATTCCCGCTCGCGTAGGCGACCATGCGTAGGCACAGGGTCAGTGGCAGCGGTGTCTGCCAATCACGGTAGGTGCCGTTGGTAGTGTTTGGTGACCCAGTTGTGAGGTGGATCCGTGACTGACGCATGCGTTTCCGCCAGAACCACAGCCCCTCTCCAGATGGCCCATCCGGGAAGAGCGCGGATGCGTTCCAGATGAACGTGCTACCAAGAGCTGTGCGCATGAGCGGGAGTTGAACATTGCCTGGAACCTCGCTGCGGTCGAGGTGTCGGAATCCCTGCTTTGGCGCCAACACCCAGCAAAGCAACCCGTCCAGCGTCGTCGGCTCGTTTGGGTCAAAGTAGACGCCGCTGCCGTCCAGGTGGAAAGTGATCTTGAGGTGACTCATTGCGCGTAATCCAATCCAAGTACGTCGCGTGCGTGCCGGTAGGCATCAGGGAAGTAGCGACGAAGGTAAGCCATGCGGCCCTGCTGAACGCCGCTCCTGCCGATGAGGCCGTTCCTAGCCTCTGGTCCCAGGTGATCATAGATCGTCAACCATGGCAGACCGTGCGTGATCGTGTACGCCCAAATGTCGTCATGGGTCCAAAGACCCAATGGGCAGTGACGCGTGGTGCCGCTACGGCTGGTGTGCGCTTCTCCGTGCGTCGCGAGGGAGAACCTCCGGCCGTGGCTCTCCTGCGCCCGCAGCCCCATCAGGACGTGCGTTCTGGACTCTTCGTGAGCTTGTTTGTGCATTTCCTCGAACATTGAGTCATGCGCTTTTTTTCTGTGGTCCTTCTCGCTGGCAGCTTCTCCGACTTCCGCCCACTTGTCCCACGGGAACACCCGCAACGACCACCGCATTGAGGATGCGTACTCAAGCCACTTGTCTTGCTCTTCTTCTGTCCAGTGCGTTGGGATGCCGGGGTCAACCATCCATATCTGAATACCAGGGTATACGACGTTCGCAGCGTGCGCCAAGACCGCGGAGTCCTTCCCTGCACTGAAACTCACGTAGGCATTGTCCGCCGGGACGGCCTCAATCGAAGAGATCAGGTGTTTCACCCTGCGCTGGTGCCCGGAGGTCTTGGCGTGCAGTTCCCACAGCAGGCGGTTGCTCTGTATTTTGCTCAATCAGTTCTTCCTTTGAAGGCAATAGGTAGACGACGAACTGGTAGACGGCAGACCAGACCAGCGGCGCCGACCACTTCTGGTACTGCATCGCCGTAGGAATACCGATCTTTGCGACAAGGTATGCGTCCAATTCTCCGGTCTCAAGAACTGGTCGTGGAATGCCTGCATCCTGGTAGCCGCGCATCTTTTCCCACATGACGCGCAATTCGGTCCGGTCACTACAGTCCACAAGGCGTGTCTCCCATAGCCACACGTTCCCCGTACCGTCATTGACAGGCGCGCGGAGGCTCCCATGCTTCTTGTAGCTGGTGGTGGCGTAGCCAGCCCAGGCGCTGCCGGGTGGTTCTCCGAACACCGCATCGCGCACGCCCTGCCGGCTGAGGGCCTCGAAACGGTTTGCGGTGCAGCGCCAGCTACTCATCCGTTCCGGGCAGTACCTGCGGCTTTTCCCATCGCGCAACTCTCCAGCCGTGAAAGCCGTCCAGGCCGCAACGCTCACGCGGTCGCTGTCGGGCCGCTGAAGCATGTTCGAATCTGTGAAGCTGGCCGTGAGAAGGTGCCGCTTGGAGATGGTCGGTAGAACCTCTCCAAGCAGGCAGCAAACCCCAGGCTGAGGGTCTTCCGGGAGAGGCTCAGCGCGCCATTCGACGCCGGCTTCGAATGCGTCAGCCAGCAATAGGAGGCTGCGCACTCAGTGCTCCAAGACGGCGGAGGTAATCGGTGATCTCGGCGGCATGCGTGGACAGGTGTTCGTCGTACTCCGCTGGGTCTGGCAGACCTTTTACCTCGATGGTCACCTTGCCGATGCCTCGCCTGTTTTCTGCACCCAGCATGCCACGCTCAATCATCAGTGACAGGCCGCGAGCCAGGCAAGACCTTTCCATGCTATTGGCATGGCCATCTATGTCGATGCCTCCGTCAAGCACCGTTCCGCCTTTGAGGACCTCGCTGGTGGCGATCATGCCTGCATGGTCTTCGCCCTCTTGGCGGCCTTCGTAGTCGTCGCGCCTTGTGAGGAAAGTCCATTCAATAAGAGAGTCGGCACGCACCGTTCCTGTCCCCCATTCGACGCAACGCGGTCTAAGGTCGCCAACTTGTATGCGTCCGCAGATGATCCTGTTTCCAATCGCAGTCCCAAGTAGCGAAAGCATTGGGATGTAATTCCGCAGGTCTCTGATGGCGTCAGCCCGGACTGCGCCAGCGTTGCCAAGCTCCTTGTCTACCTTCGCGTTCGCCTCAAGCACACCGCCTGCGTACAGCGTGTGGAATGCCCAAAGTGATACAGCCGGTTGACTCCTGCTTGCGGTCAAACCGATGGCGCGCAGAAAGTGGTCAGAGAGCAAGTCGCGCATTTGTCCGCGCAGGGCGTTTCCTGCGTAGATTGGCAATGCCATGTGCTTGCCTGTCTCTGTGATCACGCTGCGGCGCCTGTACAGAGTGGCATTACCCGCTTTCCTGTCGCTCCCGTGCGCCAGCCCGCCCAACACGTTCACCACCAAAGTCACGTCGTATGACGGATGCGCAGTGACTACGCTGTCGTCGTCAACCGCTGCCGCGTCCAGAGGTATCGAGCCGATGGCAGAAGCGTAATCTTCTTCGTCTTTCAGGCTGGCGATCATGGCCACTACTGCGGGGTGCTCGCGCATCCAGTGAAGAATAGCCGGCGCCATGGGCCCGCTTGCTTCCTGCAAGAACGGTGCAATCTTCTTTCCTCCAATGAACTCAGTGCCGGCATCAAGCGATTGCGCAAGGTGCTCAATGGCATCAATCAGCGTTGGTCTGCTGAGAGCCTGCACCAGCCGGTCGGCAAAGAATCCTCCGAATGACCGGTTCACTTTTATTCCCGTCGTGTCCCTCAGGCGACGAACTAGATCAAGAGTAGCTTTCATGCATCACTTTCAATGTTTAGGCCAGTCGGCCGAATCCGCACACCTCGGTGCGGGCGAAGTAGGGGAACCCGTCCACCGTCGTGCGGGGAAGGTGGTTCTTGGGGGTCTCGAAGACGTGGGCGTAGACCAGGGCTTCCCAGGCCACGCCTGGCAGGAGCTGGCGCACGCCGTCCAGCGTGAACCGCCAGTAGTCATGCGGGTAGGCGTGCACCCGCCAGACGAATGGCACCGTCAGGTGGATGGTGCCGCCCGGCAGCAGCATGCGCTCCAGGTTGGCGGCCAGCAGCCACGGGCGCCGGCTGTGCTCCAGCACCGCGACGCATTCGATGTGCGAGAACACTCCCAGCGCCAGCGCCGCGGGCGTCTCCATGTCGATGACGGCATCGACGCCAGGGCCAGGCAACATGTCCACGCCCACCGCCTGCGCGTGCCGGGTGCGGCGGTCCTCTCGGCTGCCGTAGACCCGCGAGCCGACGATCAGCACGCGGCCCGGCTCAGGCCGCACGTGCAGGGCCTCGAAGGCCTCAGACGCCGAGGAGGGTGCGGAAAGCGTGTCCACTCTCGATCTCCGAAAGGCGCCACTGGGCCCAGGCCAGCCGGCGCAGCATGCCCAGTCGGGCGGCATCGTCGCGCAGCGGCAGCACCCCGCGCGCGCGCTCCTGGAGCGGCAGAGAGGCCGGCGCGCCGATCCACCCTGGCATCGCGTACCAAACCGGAATCCCCATCACCAGGCAGCGCAGCGCGGCCCCGCTGGCCCAGGTGATCACCTCCGAGGCCTTGCGCACGTCGTGCTCCAGGTCGGTGGTGTTGCCCGCGCCCGGGTGCGCCCGCATGCGCGCGCCCTTGATGCGCGGGGTCAGGTCCTCGGCCCACCGGTGCGGCGAGGCAATGCCGTGCTCGCCGATGCCGCGCTGGTGCAGCACGATGGTCTCCCCGCCAGGCTCGCGCCAGGGGGCCAGCGGGATGGCCAGGTCGTCCCACCGCGCAGCCGCACCGGCACCGGTGGCCATGCTCCAGTGGCCGGCCGGCTCGCCGCTTCCAGGCCAGGACCCGCGCCCGGCATGGTGGCCGACCGACAGGGCATACCAACTGTCCCCGGCCAGTTCCTTGCCGAGGTAGCCGTTCTCCATGATGACGGCCCGGCCGCCGGCCCGCTCGATCATGTGGGCCTGCTGGTCCGGCACGCCGTACCGGTTCCAGGACACGATGATGTCGCTGGCGCACAGATGCGGCATCATCTTGGTGTGCACCTCGTAGCCGGCCGCTCGCAGGCCCTGGAAGACGGCGTCGCGCCGGTAGACCGGGGCGGCGCGGAGCACGCACAGCGCGCGCATAGACGTTACAGGGACGGGCAGATTGGGACCAATGCCGGCGCCTCTTTGGGTTCGGGCGGCAGCAGGTGGATGCCCATCTCCTGCAGCGCCAGGTGCAGCTTGGCCCGCTTCTCCTGCAGCTCCTGCTGGACCAGTGACCACGGCACAGACACTTTGTAGCCGTCCAGACCGACAAGCGCGGCAATGTCCTTGCGGTATTCGGGTGGCGTGTCCAGTGCGGATTCGATCTCGGCCAGTTCCTTGGCCATGTGACTGGCCTTGCTCAGGCCACGGGCGGTGATGTTGATGACGTCGGGCAAGTTCGCGCTCCTGCGAGAGTTTCGAAAGGGTCGGCCAGCGGCCAACAGTGGAGCGCCGATTGTGGCGCACAGTTGACCACCTGCACACCCCGCGCGCGCAGGGGCTCCACCAGAGTGGCGAAGCGGGATCGCCAGATCGCGAACACGCCCGTGGCGGTGTTGGTGAGTGGCTCGGGGTGGCTGCCGTGCCAGTGCCGGCCGGCGCTGTCGTCCAGGTCGAATCCGAACAGGAGGATGCGGGTGGCGCCAGCATGCACGGCCAGGTGCAGCGCTTGGTAGCCGCCGTTCCCACCGGTGCGCAGGCAGCCTGGGTCGGGGTCGAAGCCTTCGATGCCGGTTGGGCGCAGCAGGTGCACCGCGCGATACGGCACGCTGTCGTTGGCCGTGGCCTTGATGCCGGGGAAGTGCAGCGCTTCGGCTGCGTGGTGCGCCCACCAGGATGAATCCGCTGCGTAGAGCACCGCCGCCCAGGGGGCTAAGCGGTGCGTGTCGTTGACCGCGATCGACGGCAGGTCACTCGCGCGAACCGCCTCGGCCACGGTCGCCGACATTGACGGCCCGCTGGCCATCACCGCCACCGTCCGCCCCGGCCACAGCAGGGGCACTCGCCACGGTGTTGCCATGCTGGGGTACTCCCGACGCCATCGCGCCGCCTGCTGTGACCGGAGCGGCCGGTGCCGCGGCCGGAGCGGCCGGTGCGCGCGGCTCGTCGCCCGGCTGGCGCAGCACCGCTGGGCCCGCCACGTCCACGGTCTCCCGCAACGTGACGTCCACGGCCTTGGAGCGCCGGATCCACCGGTCCGCCTTGTCGGACCGCATCGTGTGCGTGGACCCCTCGGCGTACTTGCGCAGGCCGGCGCCGTCAAGGTAGTCCACTTCGGCCGCCTCAGTGAAGCGGATCGTCTTGGTGCTGCTGGGCGGCGCCGTCATGGTCACACCGTCGTGATGCTGTCGACCGTGGTGGCATCACTGTTGCTGGCCGGTGCGTACTTGGCGCCGAAGCCCAGCAGCAGCGCGCCAGCGTCCGACGTGGCCGTGCCCACGGTCATGCTCAGCCGCAAGTGCGTGAAGCCCAGGCCGGCCAGCGAGTCCATGCGCAGGTTGATCAGCGCCTGCTTGTTAGAGTCGGTCCCGGCCTGGGTAAGCTGGGTGATGGCCGCGCCCGTCACGTCAGTCGGCCCGGTGCCGCTGCTGTCCGATGCGGCCGTGAGCTTGGCGTCGAGCGTGGCACTGGAACCCAGGGCGCCAGCCATGATGATGGCCTGCACGTAGTCCCACTCGCCCAGGGCCACCCAGCCGGTGGTGTAGGTGGCCGCCGTGTAGGCGTCCGGGTCGATGCACGCCAGCACAGCGCTTTGCTCGCTGGGCGTTTGGTTCGGTTGCATGTCAGTTCCTTTCGAAGAGGGTGAGCCGGCCGCGGGCTGCCCCGCGGCACTGGGTGATCAGCGCGCGCCGAGCGTGACGAAGAACGAACGCGACAGGCCGTTCGCGCGGGTGATCACGCTGTTGAACCAGGGCTTTCCGCCGACTCGCAGCACGAAGCGGAAGGCCGTGATGTCGTAGTCGAACCACAGGTGGATGGAGATGTCCTGCTTCAGCCCGCCCTTCACCAAGGTCATGTACTTGGACATGTCGGCGAAGACGATGTCACCCACATCGCCGAGGGCGGACATGGCTTCCATGGGAATAACCGGCCGGCCCATCAACGTGCCGTAGGGAGCAGCGGACAAGCCGCCGGGCGGCAGGTACACCGGGACGGCCGTGCCCGTGCCGGGGAACTGCATCTTCATCAGTTGGGCCTCGTTGTCCTCGTTCATCAGCCACACGGCCCGGCGCTTGCTGCTCGCCGGCATGCGGGTGTAGAGGTTCACGATGTTCTCGAAGCGCAGCGTGTCAGCGGCCTGGCCGCTCTCAGCCGCCACCGTCAGCAGGCCCGCGCTGTTGAGCATGCCCAGCGGCTGGCCCACGCCGCTGCCGCGGATGATGGCGGCGTTGACGGCGTAGTCGATGTGCTCGGGCACCTTGGTGTTCAGCCACGAGGTCATCGCCGGGGCGTCGTCCAGCAGCTCGTCGGTCATTGGCACCAGCGCGATGAGCTTGTTCGCCTTGACGGTGGACTCGGCCAGGCGCGGCTTGCTCTGGGTCTTCTGCCCGCCCTCGCTTTCCCAGTAGACGCGCACGCCCGAAGTGCCCCATGGCTCCGTCTCGTCGACGGGGAACGTGATGTTGTTGCTGCTGGTGGTCTGCTGGTCGGTCATCGACAGCAGCGACTCTTCGCCGGCCACCTTCTTGATGATGGTCGCGCGGAAATCGGGCGGCACCGCGAAGCCGCCATCGGCACCCACGCCCTCCTGCCCATAGGTGGTGGGCGCATTTGCGATCAGGCGCGGGTCGGGGCTGGCGCCGCGGGCCGAGGCGCGGAACACCGCGACGATGAACTCGCCCGGCGAACGGAAGCCCCACTTGCCGGTGTCGGTCGACCGCGCGCTGGCGGCCACGCGCCGGGCCAGGGCCGGGCTTTGCTGGGTTGCGGCCGGCACATCGTCACCGGCAGCAGCAGCCACTTGCGTGGGCGTCAGGTCCGGATTGGTCTGCCGGCCGCCGCCGCCAGCGGCGCGGGCCGACATGTTGGCGGCGCGCTCGCGGACCTTGATTTCGGCGTCCACCTCCTCGAACGCGGCGTAGATCTTGTCGAGTTCCTTGACCTCGTCGCCGTTGAGGGACCGCTTCTCGCTCTCGGCGAACGCAATGATGTTTTTTGCCGAGCTGTCCAGTTCGGCGAGCCGGGCCTGGAGGTGTTCCATCTGCACGCCGTCGGCGCGGATGACCGGCAGCCGCTGATCGGTCCTGCCGGCGTTGATGGGAAAGCCCAGGCACAGCGCAACGGCGGTGGCGGTTAGGGCCAGGTGGAGGTTCGTACGCATTGCCGATTCCTTTCGGTGGGTAGGTTGGCGTCCGGCTGGCCGTTACGCGTTCCGGGGGCTGGCCCCCGCGCGCAATTGTTGCACGCGCATTGACATCCGCGCCACTTTGGCGTTGGCGGCCACTGACGTGGCGCGCAAGTTGGCCGGCGTGTTGCGGTACTTGTCCAGCAGCGCCATCGTGGCCGCCATGGCCGCCGGTTCCATCTCGGGCGTCTTCTCCTCGGTCTTGCTGGTGGCGAAGCCGCGGCGCACCGCCTCGTCGGCCAGCATCCAGGTTTCCGCCCGCATGAGCTTGTCCAGATCCTTGCGATCACCCTTCGTGCGCGAAACATACGTGTCGAGGATGGTCTCGTGCACACCGTCCAGGCTTTCGGCGCTCTTGCGCATGTCGTCGGCCGTGCCGTAGGCCATGCCCCACGGCTCGTGGATCATCACCTGGCCATTGGCCGCGATGCGGATCTCGTCGCCGGCCATGGCGATCACGCTGGCGATCGAGGCCGCGATGCCGTCGATGTGCACGATGCGTTCCCCGCGGTCCCAGCGGCGGATCTGGTTGTAAATCGCGATGCCATCGAACACCCCGCCCCCCGGGCTGTTGATGTAGATGTCCAGCGCCGTCACGTCCCTCAGCTTCGCCAGCGTGTCGGCAAAAGACTTGGCCGTGATGCCGCCGACCCACCCGTCCCCGATTGCCTCGTAGACGTAGATCTCGCCGCGCTTGCCCTTCGTCTTCGCCAGGATTGTCATGGTGCCCTCACCGTCCGAATGAACTCGGCAGCCGCATCGGCCGGGGCGCCCCCGGCAGCGACCGCGCGCGCCGCATTGAAAAACTGCAGCCGCGCGGCCGAGCCGGGCCAGCAGGCGTCAAGCATGTCAAGCAGGTCGGCCGACATGGTGGGTAGCGCCCGCACCGTGTCGGCCTGGGCCTGCGCCATCGCGTCCTCTGCCGTCTTGCCGCCGCGGCGCAGGTCCGCGGCCCGGTTGTCGCGCCGCGCAGCCACGCGGGCCAGCACGCTGCGGGTCCAGGCCTCGATCGTTGAGGTGTCGCCGTCGTCTGGCTCCTCCGCACCGTCCGGCTCAGCGCCATCGGCACCAGGTGCTGCGGCCGGCGCCGGCGCGGCCACCGCGTAGTTTTTGCCAACGTCCTTGAGCGGGATGGCCGCGCCATTCACGATGCGCAGGTCACCCTCCGGCCCGATGGTGTTCTCGCCCAGCTTGCGCAGGATGTCGTTCGCGCTGAACACCCCCATGCCGCGGGCGATCTGGAAGGCCTCCATGCGGGACTTGAAATCACCATCGGTGGCCCAGTCCAGGTCCACGCACACGAAGCGGCGCACGCCGCGCGCCGGGAACAACTTGTAGTCGCACTCCTGCTCGGTCTCGACGCGCCACGGCCGCATCGAGTCGCGCACAAATTCGAGCCCTTGGTGCTCGATGTTGTTGTTCGTCGAGCGCGCCAAGTGTCCGATCTTGTGCGGCGGGACGTGGTACCAGCGCGCGATCTCCTCGACAGAGTTTTGTGCAGCCTGGATGAGCTGGGCCTTCTCTGCCTCGGTGCTGACCGCCTCCCACTTCATGCCACCTTCCAGGATCGCCTCCCGGAACGCTTTGGTGGCGCCGCGGTGGCGCTCCTCCAACTGGCTCTTCAAGCGGTCGTAGGTGACGTCGTCCAACTTGCCGGGTACTGTGAGCACACCGCCAAGCTGCGTGTTGTTCCCGAAGTAGGACGCCGTGAACTGATCGATCGCGATTGCCTTGGCGATCGTCTGAACCGCTCGCGCCACAGGGTTGTCGCCCAGCAGCCCATCCACACCAGGCCCACGGATGTGCAGCATGTCGCGCGGGTCCAGGTCCACCCATCCCGCACGCAGGTCGTTGTGCACGCGGTAATAGAGGCGGCCCGTGCCCATGTCTCGCATCGGCTCTACTCGGTCCGACCGAATGGGCCAGATCGAAGCCACCCGGCCGGCCATGTCGCGCTCGATTTCGGCGTAGCCGTTCCCCATGCCAACCGCGCTGATAAACAGCGCCCGCTTGGCGGCCTGGGCCGTCATCTCTGGGTTCCACCGAGTGTTCAAAATGAAGTGTGTCGCGTCGCCTGGCAATAGGTACTCATTGCCGCCGTCGCGCACGCCGCCGTACACGTCCCAGTTGCTGGCGGACATGGTGCCCGCGATCACATCGATGCAGGCCCAGACCGCCGAGACCATCAGCGCCACATCAGGGGTAACCCGCACGTCGGCGTGGTTGCGCGTGATCACCTGCAGGATCGTGCCGCGCTGCGGGTCCGCGGGCTGCGACTGGAGGGCGGCTTGGGCAGACGCCGCGGCCGGCGCCCGCATCGCGCGCCATGCATTTCGAATCGCCGCGACAGGGTTCACAGCCATCTGATGTTCGGCTCCGTTGGCGCGATTGTGCCACCCAGGTCCAGGAAGCCCACCGCCATCGCCACCGCCACCAGGCCGTCGATGCGGCCGTAGCTCTTGCGCTTCTGGAAAATCGAGTTGTTCTTGCCGTCCGCCTCCAGCACCGCCGAGGCCGCGTTCCAGGTCAGACAGGGGTTCCGCTCCACCCGGATCCTCTTGTCGACCACCTTCTTGCTGAGCACCTCGATCGACCTAGGCATCCACAGCACCGGCAGGTCATTGCCCTGCGCATCCTTCTTCGGCTGCGGCTTGAAGTAGCCCTGCGGATGGGGCCGCAGTTCGATCTCCACGCCCAGCAGCTCCATCTCCCTTTCCAAGTACTTGATGCGGTAGGGATCGAACGCCAGGGCCTTGAGGGCCGGCAGCATCTGCTGCAGTTCAAGGATGCGCTCGGCCACGACCGAATAGTCGATGCTGCGGCCGGGCGTGGCGTTGAGGTGGCCAGCATCCCGCCACAGCTCGTACGGGGCCTTGTCCTTTCGCGCGCGTTCGCGCAGCGTGTCAGCCGGCGTCCAGAACTCGGCACGCGCAATGAACTGGTCGGGCGTCTCGGAATGGCGGCCGGCCAGCGCCAGCGCGGTCAGGTCGAGCGTGCCGGACAGGTCAAGCGCGCCCACCACCTCGTCGCACTGCGCCAGCTCCTCCAGCGCGTCCCACTCGTGCTCCACCGCCAGCCAGGTTGGGCCGTCAATCCATGGATTCTTGGCGTCCACCCACTGGCAGAAGTTCAGGCGCCTCACCGTGCTCTGCTTGGACGGCATGCCGATCGCCTCGCGCACCTGCTTGCGCAGGTACTCCAGCTGGATCGTCACGCCCAGCAGCGGATTCGCCTTGATCCAGCAGCCTTCGTCCACCAGAGGGTCGTCCTTCTTGTCCAGCGCGCAGACGTAGGCGAACCAGGTGTCGTCGTGCTCCAGCCCCTCGGCGACACGGATGCTGTACTCGTGGTGGGCGTAGCAGACGCTTTGCTTGTCGAACCCGCTGTTCGTGATCTCGACGAGCAACGGCTGGCGGCGCCCCTTCTGCCCGGCCGACAGCATGTCCACAACGTCGGCGTTCGGGTGCTCGTGCAGCTCGTCGACCAGGCTGAAGTGCGGCCGCGGGCCCGACTTGCCGTCCGACGCAGTGACCGCCCGGAAGAACGCGCCCCTCTTCGCGTAGCTGAGGTTCGTGCACTTGGCGCCGCCGTGCTTCACGAGCGCGGCCTTGAGCACCGGGGACTGGTCGCGCATGGCCACCGCGTCCCGGAACATGATCAGCGCCTGGTCGAGGTTCGCTGCCGCGGCGTAGCACTCGGCGCCAGGCTCGTCGTCGGCCACCGTACCGTACAGGCCCAGGCCGGCGGCGAACGGGCTCTTGCCGTTGCCCTTGCCCTGTTCGATGTAGGCGGTGCGGAACCGCCGCATGCCGGTCGCAGCGCTCACCCACCCGAACAAGCTGCCCGCGATGAAGGCCTGGCTGGGCTCCAGCACGAATGGTCGAAGCTCGGCCGAGCTGGCCTCGCCCACGTTGAGCCGCAGCACATCACGGAAGAAGCCGATGACGCGCGCCACCAGCGCCAGGTCGAATCGGTAGCCCCGCGCCGGCGCCTCCACCAGGTCCCGCAGGTGGCGCTGGCAGGCGGCGCGGACGTAGGGCCCCGCCACCACCCGCCCCGCCACCACGTCCTGGGCGTAGGCCGTGACCGGATCAGGTGAGGTAGGAGCCTGGCCCGCCGGCGGCGGCTTGCTTACCTTGGCCCTGGCCTTGGCCGGCTGCCGGGGCGCTGTCGCCAATGCTGACATCGATGCGGGACCTCGCTGAGGGTGTCATGCCGAACTCGGCACCGAACTTGAGGCACAGCTCCATCGCCCGGTTGCGCGCCCCCAGCAGCACGGACTGGATCACGTTGCCGTTCGTCGTGGTGGCCAGCAGGCCGGCGGAGGCCAGCTGCGCACCCACCGCGGCCTGGCCGACCTTGTCGCCCGGCATCAGCATGGCCAGCGCCGCCTTGGCATTGGCCCGGTCCAGCCGGGCCGCGGCCTTCAGCGCCTTGTCGCACTCGGTCCACGTCCCGTAGGCCTGGCAGTACCCGGCCAGCGCCGCCCGGTCAATCGTGGTGACGAGACCGCAACGCTGCAGGTCACCAAGCACGCGGGCCCATTCGACTTTGGCGGGGGCGTTCAGGAACGACGGCGGCGTCAGTGCATCGCCGGCCGGCGGCTTCGGCTCACCCTTGTTGATCGCCCGTTTCCCGGGGTTCCCCTGCACCAGCTTCAGGTTCGTCGGCTTGGGCTTGCGTCCGCGTGTGGCCATGGATCCCCACTTACCTTCGACGTGCTGATCAGGCCGCGCCGGCCTGACGACCGACCCGGACGGACCTGCCGGTAAAACTTACCTGATCCGCCGCTGACCCCGACCCTACATTCCGCGGACCTGTGGACAAGGT